CCTTGCCGACCGCTTAAACACTTCCTTTGAACTCGGCATAAATGAAGAATCTGATCCAGATGAATATACTCCAAAAATTTCCTCAACTATTCTAGAAGACGGTCAACACCGCTCACTCTCTACCTCCTCTGAAAAGAAGAAACTCATCTCTAAAATCAAGAAAAAGAATCCCAAGACTGTTGTAAATGAAGACTGGAACACAGACGAACTCTCTCAAAGACTCGAAAGCCTAGATGTCGAAGAAGATTCCGAAGATTATGAAAACGACGACGATGAGGTTGAGGATGAAGAAGGCGACGAGGAAGAAGAGGAGGAAGGTGATGATGAGGAAGGCGACGAGGAAGGTGATGAGGAGGAAGGTGACGAGGAAGGTGATGAGGAAGAAGGAGATGACGATGAGGAAGATGATGATTACGAAGAAGATAATTACGAACAAGAGGAAATGGATTTTAATGATGATTAGGAAGAAATATATATAATAAATGAATAATATTTTATTATTTTTACTTGCTTGTATTCCCGTTCGTCTGGGTTTATGTGTGTTAGCTTACAAGTTGTCTAAGAAAAATCTTCCTTATTTAGGACTTATATTAGCTCTGATAGGCATATCTTTCTTATATTTATTTTTTACCGACTCTAGAATGAATGCACCCGAAGCAAAAGGTCATACTTGGTGGAGTCATTACCGTTTAATGCATGGAATGTTATACTTAACCGCAGGTATTTATGCTCTACGTAAGGAAAATATAGCTTGGATTCCTTTACTAGTGGATGTAAGTTTTGGAATAGTGGTGTTTAGTCAGAATAGGTTGTTTTAATTTTTTTTCTTGTTAAAGATAAAAAATGGATAGTGAAATTGGTAATGATATTTATTTTAGTAATGATCTAAATTTATTTTTAAAAAAATTACTTGAATTTTTTAAGAACGGAGAGATAACTAGAGAAACTTTAATATCAGAATATAATAACACACTAAAAAATAACATTTCTATCGACAAAATTATAAATGATATTCTTCCAGTCTTCTACTCAAATGGCACATATGTACTTGAAAAGTGTATAGAATTTTTATGTGATGTATACAACCCTGTGATAGTAAGAGAAAAATTTTTACAGATAACACCTAAAGAATCTAGAAAAGACGAATACAATACAATAATTCTACCATTTATATCGAAAACAATACATGAATGGGAACGTAAAAAAATGTATAGTATTAAAATATTATTAGATAAAGAAGGAAATCCATATATACCAAGTGATTTAAAACGTTTAGTTGGAGATTTTTCTGGTATTGGTGCTGGTGCTGGTGCTGGTGCTGGTGCTGGTGCTAGTTTTAGAAAGTCGACTAGAAAGTCGACTAGAAAAGGTAAAAAGTCCCTTAGAAAGTCCTCTAGAAAGTCAGCAAGAAAGTCCTCTAGAAAGTCAGCAAGAAAGTCCTCTAGAAAGTCCTCTAGAAAGTCAGCAAGAAAGTCAGCAAGAAAGTCAGCAAGAAAGTCAGCAAGAAAGTCAGCAAGAAAGTCCTCTAGAAAGCCCGCAAGAAAGTCCTCTAGAAAAGTTAGAAAGTCAGCAAGAAAGTCAGAATAGATTGTTTTATTTTTTTTTCTTGTTAAAGATAAAAAATGGCTGACGAAAAATTATTAGAGTTTGACACCCAATATAATAATTTTAAAAAAAAATTAGTAGCATATTTTATCGCTAAAAAGTTAACTATTGAAATGTTAGAAAAAGAATTTAACGAACTAAAACCTCATATTTCTCAGTATATTTCTTTGGGTGAATATAGTGGTTTACGGCAAATCATGTTGGATGTGATTGGAGCTGTAATAGATGAATTTCCCATCAGAGGAGGCCGCATCCCATCTGAAGAAGAAGTAATAAGACTTTTAAAAGAAAAAGAAATAAGACAATTTATAATATTTTTATGTCCAATATATGGCGTTGAACCTATAAGAAAAGAGCTTGAAAATAACTTTTTTAATCAACTTTATAGAATTTATATTGGCAATATACCACATCCGCGAGATGACGGTTCGGAAGGCCCTAAATATAGAAAATATATGAGAGTAAAAGGTATGTATGAGAAATTAATAGAACCAGATATACTGATAACAATAAATGAATGGAACAGTAAAATGATAATCCTTACTGACAAGACTATGAATGAAGGTAGAACACATGAAGGTAAACCTTTACCTAACCTGGGACCTGATGTACGAAAAAAAGTAGTACAGCTTTTAGGTGCGACGACATATGGATTTAGAAAGTCCTCTAGAAAATCTAGAAAAGTTAGAAAGTCCTCTAGAAAATCTAGAAAATCTAGAAAGTCGGCTAGAAAATCTAGAAAGTCGCCTAGAAAGTCGCCTAGAAAGTCGGCTAGAAAATCTAGAAAGTCCTCTAGAAAATCTAGAAGATAAGTGAGAAATTAAATTATTTAATAATTTAATTTGTTATACTTTTAAGGTTGCAAAGAAGTTGATGCGATTGAGTTTAATTTTTTCTGAGAGTTTGGAGGTTTTGATTTTCTCAATAGCTTTTAAGAATTCTATTACGAGGGAGTCTAGGTTTGGAATTTCTTTATTAACTATTTCTCGTAAAATCATTCTGACTTGTTCTTTTACTTCTGTTGGTTCATTTAGTGATTTTTTCATTCCAAATGTAAAAGATTCTCTTTCTAGTTCGTCGAATGTTTCTGGGAAACCTATGTCCTCTTCTTCGTCTTCTCTGTCGTCTTCTCTGTCGTCTTCTCTGTCGTCTTCTCTGTCGTCTTCTCTGTCGTCTTCTCTGTCGTCTTCTTCATCTTCATTAAACTTGTCGACGTCTATGAATAGGTCATCTTTGAATGGGTCAATCTTAACATCATCTCCTTCGGGTAATTTGTCGTATTTTACTTCTTTTCCGATTATTATACCGGTTGCTAGATCGATATCGTGTTTACCGAAAGGGATGTCTTCTGCGTATTGGTATTTGAATGATTGTATTCCGGAGAGAATATTAGCTAAAGCGGAAGCGATGCAGTTATCTTGAGAGTCTGCTAGATTTACAGGTATATTTTCGCATGTATTTTTCCCGGAGATGACAAGTTCGGAATTTACGATAGCTTCTCGGATGGATCGTTGAGTTTTATTTTTTAGTCTGTTAACGGCGAATTGTATGAGAACGGAAAGGTAGTTCCAGAATATTTGAGAGATATCTTGGATAACGAACTGAAGGTGTTTAATTTCATCTTTTTGTTCTCCTTTGATTCTGTTAATACGTTCAGTGAATTTTTTAATTTTTTCTTGATATTGAGCTATATCTTCTTTTTTAATTTTTTCGGGGATGCCATAGTGTATAAGACGATCTTTTATTTGTTTTTTGTTAAAGTCGTATATAGCTTTCTGTCGCTCGTTTAGGTCTAGAACAGGTTCTGTTAATTTTAGCCATTCTTCTTCTCTTTGTTTTCGAAATTCTTTTTCTAGGGTTTCTATGTCTTCTTTTTGTGTTAAAGAGTCTAATCTTCGTTGTTGTTCTATTCTTAAATCTTTCATATATTTATATATTTTTGAGTAAGGTTTTTTCGGCTTTAATATTTCTTTTAGAAATTCTATCCATTCTTCTCTTTGTTTTTCTTCGAAACTTTCTTTTACTTTTTCTGATGTGATATCACGTTCGAATTCCTGTAATAGACTTTCTTGGTATTTTTCTATTTGTTCTTTAGAGGGTGATGTTTTGAGGAATGATTCCATGAGGGCTGCGAATCTTTCTCCGGATAGTATTTGTTTATAATTATTTTCTTTGATGGTGGTAATATTATAGAAATTATTTATGTATTCATCTTTTTCTTTTCTAATTTCTTCTATTTCTTTTTCGTAATCACGCGAAAGTTTTTCTGGTAATAACTGGCATTCTTTGACCATATTTATAAATTCTTCTGGCACAGGAGTTATATTATCTTTACTTAAAGCTGATATAGGGCTGCAAGGTTTGTAGATAAGATTAATGACAAAGGTTACCATGTGATCGGTGATATCTTCTGGTTGTTTTCCTACTTCTAAAAGATATGTTTGTATTTTAGTCACTAGGGAGCACATATCTGATAGACGCATTTGTAGCCAAGACTTTAGGAAGGTATCGGTGAATATTAGTTCTGAAATTTCGGTGGGTATATTAACATCTGGGAAATATTTTTCTGGATTTTCGATTACTTCTTGTCTGAGTTCTGTTAAGATTTTTCCAACGATATTAAGACCTTTATGTTCTGTAGTTCCTACGCCGAGAACGATATTATTTTTGTCGTTATAGATAAGCTTTGAGTCGGCTGTCAAGGCGAGAAGTTGTAATAATCCGATATCTTCGAATTTTTTCATCATGCCTATACGAGCGTATATTTCTTCTAGATTTTTGTGTGTTTCAAAATCTATATTTATGTATATTTTATTGGCTTCATCTGGAGTTACAAATGAGTTATTTTTAATTAACATTTGTCTAGCTTTTGCAGTGGGGATTCCTCGTTTGTTTATGGTTTTATTTTTCATATCCATAGAGATTCCAGTGTGTGTAAGAAGCATTGCTGTATTGTATATGGCTACGGATGGATAAGATAGGCCATCTACAAAGAATGTTTTAATAAATAGTGGTGATAGTTCCTCTAGTTCTCCAGATTTTTCCGAATGTATTTCAACTGGATTTCCAATATATTTTATAAATACTTTGTCGCTAAATGTAACTTTGTGTTCAGCAGGTTCCGGTTCGACGTTGCTTTCCCATTTAACAGATACTTGTGTGTAAAGCACGGGAATATCTCTATTTTTATTGTATTTTTCTAGAATTTCTTTTATTTCTTTTTCGGAGGGTTTAATTCCAGATGTGGTATGGATGACTTCGACGCGGTTATTTCTGTGTTTAATCTTGACTACCCATTTTCCAGCTATTTCTTCCGGTTTATCAACACCGTGTTCGTATCGATCTAGTTTATCTTTGAGTTGTTCTAGGGATAATTTCTTGTAAATCTTTGCGGATTTTCCGGTGTATTTTTGTAGCTTTTGAATTAGTAGAAATTTATGTGTTTTACTATCGTCTTCGTGTAATAGTTGTTTTATGGGGTTATCATCGCTGCCTTTGCTGGAATTGTCGGAGTCTTCTTCTTGTTCCATTTCTTTTTGTTTCGCCATATATTCGGCTTCGTTTATGTCTTCTTCTGTTATTTTAGGAAAAGTTATATCTTTTCTAATTTCGTCTCCAAATTCACCTTTAAAGTACATTTCTACAATTTTATTGCGAAGTTGTAGGTATTTTTCGGCGGATGGAGCTAATAACGAGAGTTGATCGGCAGCTTTTTGTACGTCTTCTTCTGGTAGAAGTGGGTATTTTTTTCTTATCATATGGCATGTGTATGCGTTAAGAATGATGTTTGCTTTATCTCGTTCTAGACGTTCTTTGAGATCACGGAGTTTGTCTCTTCTAGCGGCAAATACCATATAACCTGGTTGTTGTAGTTCTTTTTCTACGATGGGTAGTTGTCCGCGTTTATACATATCCATAACGGCATTTCTGACCGTTTCGGATAGACCTAGAGTATCTAGATTTTCGGTTTGGTGAGTTTCTAGATAGTGTTCGACAACTTGAGATGCTGTTTTTCCGATGTATGTTTTCAAGTCGTTTCTTTCCGCTAGTAGTTTAGTGATTAGGACTCGTGCTTTGTAGGCGTCGAAAATTTTATTTTGTATTTCGTTTTCTTCGTCTTCTTTTTGTTTTACTATAATTTTTCTGTGAATATTGTTTCTTATTTGCATTAGAGTTTTTCCGATAAAGTTTAGGCCATTATTATCTTTGCCTATTCCTAGAATTTCATTATTACTGACGTAAATTATAGGTCTATTTTCTGTCCTTAAGAGAGCTTCTTCTAACTCTTTATTTTCTGATATTTTGGCATTGTAGGCTTTTTCTGTGGCAGTGCGTAAGTTGTTCATGTATTCTTGTGTTAAGTAGTGATGGTATAAGTTTCTGATATCCATCTTTTGCATGGCTACTTCATCTGTGACATTTTTGCGAATATGTTCTAGTTCTTCTTTGTTTAAGTAACGGCGTTGTAGAGTTTGAACGCAAGCGACCATTTGTTTTACTTTTTCTTCGATGTTTGTATTCTGGTGTTTGCCTTTTATAGGTGCGTTTTGAAGAGCTAGACGATAGAGGGGTGTTATAAGCATGTTAGATAGGATATAATTTTCTACAGTGGGCCAACGTTTGGAATCTATGATCATTTCGTGATTAGCGATGTTGCTTAGGGGTCCGAATGGAAAATCGTTGGGATTGTATATCTTTAGATCTGTGATAATTTTTTCTTGAGGTTCCATATTTATTTTCTTTAATATTTTTTAAGGTAATTTTAGAAATTTAGTTTAAATAATAGTTTCTTTGTAGAATAAATATGAGTGGACCTATTCTTTTTCTAACTAGCGAAGACTTCAATGTTCAAAAAGGAAGCAAAGGCGACATTATGTGCCATAATATACCTGGCTTTTCCCTGATTTTATTCTATTCTACTTTCTGTACTTACTGTCAGAGTTTTATACCTATCTTTAAGCGACTCCCTGGTACTATAAATGGATGTCAATTTGGTATGATTAATGTCAGTACTAATAAAGCTGTCGTTCAACTTTCTCAGAATACGATAGCGCCTATTAAGTATGTGCCGTATATAGTATTGTATATTAATGGAAAACCTTTTATGGTGTATAAAGGTCCTTCGGATGAGAATGAGATTCGTAATTTCGTTGTAGAGGTTGCTAATAACGTGCAGAAAAAGCAACAGTTCTCAAAGGAGAAGGTGAAGGAAGATACAACGGAAGGTATTCCTGCTTATTGTATAGGTAAACCTGTGTGTGGTAATGATAAGGTATGTTATCTAAATTTTGTTAGTGCTTACAATGGTCCACCTCCTAAATAATTAGATTTTATACTAGAAGTATAAAATTTCCCTATATAAATGATAGAGACTTTTGTTCCCTTTGGGCTTAAACGGGGAATATCTGAGAAACCAGAACTTGTAACACAAGCAAAACCTTCTGGTGCGTTGTCTTCAATTGGATTTAGTATACCGGAAAAAAAGGAGAAAAAATATATATGGATTATAATAGTAATTATTATACTGTTTACATTAAGTTCAATATTTCAGACAATAGCATGGTATTTTAACATAGACGGTAAATATGCTTTCTTTTTTGGATTTTCTATATCGATGATATTTGTCGTTTTTGAATATCTTTTTATGCTTCCCGCTAACAGTTTAGGTTATACAGTATTTTCTATTTTTCAACTAAGCATATTAATAGAGCTTATAAATTGGACAGTTTTTATGGTCTATATTAAATATATAAGAAAGGAAGAAGTTACTCTGAAAGGTTGGATAGCACTATTAATTATGGCGGTTGGTGTAGTTATTGGATATATATAATATAAAATAAATTCTTATCTTAAATAAAATGCCCGATGGAATTTATAATGTATCATGTACTGAAGATAAAAAAGGAACATTTACTCCAACTAAACACCAGCTAGAAACACTACAGGCTTTTTTAAAGAGCAAATATAAAGGGATGCTATTATACCACAAGTTAGGGTCTGGAAAAACGTGTACAAGTATAATCATAGCAGATACAATGCTTAAGAAAAAGAAAGTAGATAAGATTTTTGTCTTAACACCAGGATCTTTAAGAAGTGGATGGATAGACGAATATTGTCAGTTATGTGGAGATGATAAACGAACACTAAAAGATAAGTATACTTTTATTACTTATAATTATAGCGTTGGTAATATTCTTCCAGATTTTAATAACTCTTTAGTAATTATTGATGAAGTTCACAATCTTATCAATGGTGCAAAAAATAAGTCAAAACATCCTACCTTAATATACGATAAGATAGCGAAAGCAAACTGCAGAATTTTAGCACTTTCTGGAACACCTATTTTCAACTTTGTTTATGAGTTTGCTCTTTTAGGAAATTTACTTAAGCCGGATGGAACCTTTCCCGAAATAAGAAAAAAAACTGGTATAGATACTCATATATTTATGAAATTATTTGATATCAATGAAGATGGTACATTAATACCTAAAAATCCCACTTTTATAAAACGAAAATTAGACGGAATTATTTCATACTATCCTGGAGCTGGAGAAGAATATGTTCCAGAAATTATAGAAGTGGAACCAATTAAAGTAGAAATGACCCACCAACAAGAACTAAATTATTGGGAAGAAAAACTGAAAGAAGAGAAGTTATCTAGACCTCCTCGTGAAACTCTAAAATATGAAAAACCAGCATTATACGAACAGTTACAAAAGCTATATGCAATGGCTCAGAAAAATATCTTATCTAGAAAAGCTTCAAACTTTTTTTACCCCGAAGAAATCAACGACAAACCAGACATACCTAAACCTCTACAAGACCTACCAGATGTATCTAATCAAGGCTGGATAGATAAAAAAATGTTTTCAGACGGTCAACTAACTAAAATATATTCTACAAAATTTGCAGCCTTTTTAACTAATCTAGTAGCCCATCTAAACCAAAAACACGTCCTCTTTACAATCTTTAAAGATAAAGCTGGTGTTTACCTTATCAAAAATATTCTTAACATGTGTGGGATTAGCTCCGAAATTTTCTCTGGAGACTTGGATGATTCTCAGAGAAAAAGTCTTCTCCGCCGTTTTAACTCCGAGAAAAATAAATACGGTAATATTATCAGAATTTTACTAGTAACTGAAGCAGGTGCTGAAGGCATTTCTATTCTAGACGCTAGACATATGCACATTCTAGAATCTTCTAATCGTATAAATAAAACAATACAAGCTATAGGCCGTGTAGCCCGCTTTAAATCCCACATGAGATTACCTCTAGATGAACGAAACATTACAGTTTGGAGATATTGGAGTGTTGCTTCTCCAGGTGAAATTACAATTCAAAAAGAAATTATTAACCGTGACGGAGAAAAAGAAAAAATAAACCAAATAATAAGCAATAAAAAAGCCATAGATGAAATTTTATACGAAAAAGGCATGAAAACTGTCAGAGGCATAAACTCCTTTTTAAAATTATTAGAAAACAATTCTGTAACAAAATCACACCTAGAAAAATAAATATTTTATTATGATTTCATAATAAAATTATATTATATATTACCTCTTCTTCTTTTGCTTCTCATTGTTAATAACTGGCAACCACTTTACATACTCATTCTCAAACTCCTCCAAATCACGAATCCATAACTTATCCTCACTTGTCGCCTTTAACTCTTCTCTCTCCGAAATATTACTAGCTATATCATTATGTAACTTATCAATCTTTTCCGCTGTAATACTACTAATCTGTAACCTCAGTAAATACTCATATCCTTTCCTGTTCTCATCACCATCCTCTTCTTCAGTCTCTTCACCGTCCGTATCTCTATCATATCCCGTTTGTTCCAATTCTTTAATAATATCAACGGTCTTTCTACTCTGCCGTTTTCCTTTCACATCTTCAAACAACTTGAAAATACCATCTCTAACTTCCTGCAAAAATCTTTTCTTATTTCCAAGAATCTTAATAGTTCTATCTAAATTCTTCAAAATTCTTTCCTTCCTCTTCACATAATACAAATACCTAACTTGACAGAAACTATCGATTATCTCTTCTGCACTATTAAACTTCTTGATAGCCCCATTTTCTGTAAAAGCAACCATATTAGTCGTTCGAATATGCTTAAACAACTTTAGATTGTTTACATCACAACTAATCCCCTCAGATGACTCTGTAATCGTAAAACTAATATCCTTCGGTGTAGAGTGATTTTTGTAGTTAGAAATATGCTTATTTTCCTTCATCTCTTCCAAAAAATCTACAAAACTACTTGTAGACATCCCCACCGGCAACTCAGAAACATGCGCTTTACCTTTATTATCCAAATCTACACGACCCCAAGTAGTATACTTACCATCGCCTTCCGATGTCATATCACCTGTATGACCTCTATACCAAGGTGTTAATTCTGGCAACAGAGAAATACTAATATCATCTGTCAGATCAAAGGCCTTATGCCCGTTATTTATCCACACTTTAATCGCCGAAATAATATCTAACGGATTGTAAGAAGGAATCGAAGATGACCATCCTGTACCAATACCCGTCATCCCATTGATAAGAATCATCGGAATAATAGGCACATAAAACTTTGGCTCAACTTTATCACCATCATCTTCAATATAATCAAGTAACATATCATCTTCTTCCCTAAAGATATATCTCGTCATCGCATCTAACTTTGTCCAAATATAACGTCCCGCAGCCGCATCATCGCCGTTTTCTGCTCTCGATCCGAACTGTCCATCCCTAAATAAGAGAGGAATATTATTACTACCTACATAAGCATTAGCCATATGGGTCATAGTAGCCTCTAAATTCTGCTCACCATGATGATAGCCAGCCTTATGAGAAACCATACCAGCTAGCTGTGCCACTTTAATCGTTTTACCTGTGTGCTTAATATTATTCAGAAAACACACATACAGAACTTTACGATGACCTTCTTTCAAACCATCCATAATATTAGGAATACTACGCTTACAATCATCCAAAGAAAACTTAATCAACTCAGTGTTAATATAGTCTGAAAACGTAATAGCTAATTTCTCTTCCTTATTTCCATCCCATTTCAAAACCGTTTGAGAAGAATCATAATGCTCTAACCACTCTTTACGCATATCAGAAAACTTAGTGTTAAAAGCTTTATTCATATTCTCAAATGTATGATCATCCTCTTTGTACTCAATAAGTTTCTGACCAAAAGTTTCAGCGACATCATCTTCATTCGATGAACCAAGACCTTTGTAATACTTTTTATTAATCTTTTTACCATCTAGAGTTTTAACATACTTTCTATATTCTTGTTCATCATAGAAAAGTTTATCTGTCTTTCCTAAATAAACCCTCACAATCGGCGTTTGCATAGATGTTAAAAACGGAACTTGCCGTTTCAACAAAGTCGGAAATAACGCATGAAACATATTCTGAATCAACCCAGAAATATGATGACCATCCACATCCGCATCGCAAATAATCATCACTCTTCCATATCTAAGCTTTTTATAATTTTCTTCAATAGAATAATCTAAATCATACTGAATTCCCAAAGCTTTGATAATATCTGTAACAATCTTATTCTTAGAAATTGTAACTGGCTTAGCATTACGACAATTCAACACTTTTCCACGAAGTGGGAAAATTCCAAACCAATCTCTACCTTTCTTACCAAACGCTCCTCTCTGAATACCCCAAGAAGCATACGTTTTAGCTGAAAGCCCCTCTACTAAAATCAACGTACACTCCGTACTCTTACTACCTCCTTCATTATTCGCCGGCTCTAAACCTTCCACCTTCTCATACCCTCTCTTCTTTCTTTCCGCTTTCTTAAGAACAACCATTTCTTTCGCCCTAATTATATCTTCTAATCTATCCATTACCGTCCATCTAGAAATCGTAGCTATATGACTCTTCTTAACCTCCGCTGTAATTTGAGGAGCTTCAAGCTTAAACTTTGACTGAGAATCAAATTCTGGATTTTTCACAGTTGCAACTACAAAAAGCCTGAAAAACTTCTTTACATCACCAATATTTACCTGAGGTTTCTTCGGCTTATTTAGCTTGTCGATAAGAGGTCGGAAAATCGCTTCAGACCACGCTTCTACATGAGTACCTCCAGAGGGTGTGTAAATACCGTTAGCAAAGGAAATCGTCTGCGACTCTCCTTCGCTTGAACTACTAATTACAACTTCACAATCTTTTGTTTTTATAAAAAGAGTTTCAGCCTCATCGCCTGAAAATAATTTAGCATAATCTACCAAGGAATGAACAGGTATTTCTTCCCCATTCCAAAATAAAGGCACCTTTGTCACCATAGAAGCATCAACCGCTAAACGCTTGTAAAGACTGATAATATCATCTGTATAACCTTCTACTCCAAAACGAGCGAAGTCAAGCCTGTAAAATACCTTGGTATATCCTTTCTTCTCTTTGTAAGGGGAAATAACCGGTTCTGAAGGATTACGCATGTTGTTTGTCCATGTTTGACGAAAAAGCTTTTTATTATCGGGGTCAGCACCTTCAACTGTAAAGGTTTTAGAAAAGATGTTGCAGTTATGCGTAACAGTAAAATCTTCCAAAAGAAAACGATTGTTACCGTCTACTTGAAACCCTACAAAATCTGCATCTTCGACTTGTCGAATTTTCAAACTTCCAGTATTAGATACATCCTTTTTAGAAGGTGCAACACATTTCTTTCTAGGAAGACGAGTAGGAATATCTTCAACTCCAGCTCCAGAAATGTTCATATTTATAGCAGTTCCTCGTCTAAGTTCACCTTTATGTGTCCATTGTGTTTTCATGATATGTGTTGAACATGTAAATCCTAAAGATTTGGCTAGAAAAACTATATCTTTTGCCAACTGTGTATGATTTAGTCCTTGTGTGATTATAATTCTTGTTCCATCACTTTGAACAGTTCCATCTGTATCAATAATACCTGCTAAAAGGGCTAGTCGATTTTTTCTAGAATTTACAAGATAATCTTTGGGAATATGCTTGTTTTTGACTAGATTGTATTTTTGTAAAAGGGCTTTGAAAGGTGCTTTTCGTTTAGTTCCATCGATATGGAATTCGATAGGCCTTTTTAGTTTCCTAAAAATCATATCATTATTTTCTCCCCATTTATTCAGATAATCTAGTATTTCTGGGTCTTTTTCCCAATTTACTACAAAGCCATAGCCAGTGTGATAACCATCACCAAGCCAAAGTCCTAATACATAAGGGTCGATATCTACAGGCTTTTCTTCCCATTGAACACACTGTCCGATAAATCCAGAAAAACGACTTCTTGTTGTAGGAGTCATATTCATATATTCTTTTACGCTGATATCTAAGGTATTATCGTCTGGTATTTCCGAAATAAATTTTTCTAATTCTTGTTTCGCCTTTTTATTCTTTTCTGTATCAGGAGGAGTTATGGTTGGTTTAAGTCTTTCAGAAGTGTATTCCTTGCCTGGATGTACACGGCGATAATGACGTGTTATGTTACCTGTTAAATTTGTTTTGCATTCAGGACATATAATTTTGGGCATAGAGGAGGAAATACTTTTCATATGAATCTTTTTTGTTTTCTTATCTAACCAAAGTACACTCCAACCACTTTTAGCAGTATTCCAAAAAATAACTTTATGGTCCGCCATCTTAACGGTCAAAATATGATTTTCATTTACTACATATGACTTTCCTCGTGACTGAGAAATTTCATACATCTTTCCATTACCTTCTACTGTATCTAGAACTTTACGAGGGTTACCATCATCTCCAATTAACATATCTCCAATTCTAATATCTTCAACTTTGACATAATTTCCGGAAAAAGTAGGCACGAGAGAACCTTTGATGAGGCATGCTTTTCCACCCACGCCATTACGGCCCGAAATATCTTCGCGTTCTTGTGTATCATCATAATTAGAGCCTGTTAGTAACTGTCCGAAAATCATTGTATGATTATAGCATTTTTCAGTTTCATGTCGTTCTACTGGAACGACATCGCCATCGTTCCAAAATGAAATCTGTCCACTCTCTTTATCAATATCTATTTCAATCTTAGTGGTTGGATTTTTATTTAGCTTACTTCTTGCTACATTATCTACGATATTTGAGAGTGGTTCAATAAACATACGAATAATAGCGGGAGAAACATTAATAGTCCTTTTATCAATATGATAAGCGTCATCCAAAACAACAAATTCTTCAATATTACGAGATCTTACCGACCCTACCCAAGTGTCAGGACGATCTAACACATGGGAAATAGGATCTTTCTTAGTATATACTTGCTTTTTCGGTGGCATTTTTTTTCATCTTTTTTAAAGTTTTTAAATTCATTTTTAAGAATTTAGAATTACGCCAAATTTAACAACACCGTGTAATTAGGTGTCCCTTTTAGTTTATATCCAAGTATTCTTATATTTGTCTCAACTTCTCCTCTTACTTTTCTTTCGACAATATCATTTTCATTCACGTAAGAATACAGAATAAAACTATATTTTTTATAATCTTCAATATTCACCACATCCACTCCCATATTATAATCAGATTTCTGCCAAGTGATTCCTACGGTTAGAGCAGACTGTAAACTATTTGTATTTTGAGCCAAAAAGATCTCATTTCCAACAAGTTTATTTCTGAAGAAATAAGGTAATTTTGTACCAATTACTATCCCATTCTCCAAATCTATACTAATTCTACTCTCCTGTCGCCATTTATCTATCGCATCATCTCCCTGTATAATCACCTGATTTGAGTGATAGTCAAAATCAGTTATATCTTCATAATAATGTTTTATACCTTTTCTAGCGTGATATTCTCTTAACGTTTTCATATCTCGAATTGAGTATAGTTTTAACACATACATAAGTCGCTTAGCCATTTCTTCTGATTTTACGACTAGTTTGCCACCACTTACAATACTATTATCCAGACTAAAAACTTTAGGAACTGTCTTGTACTCATGATTCTCTTCTATTTTAAGCGTTTTCTTTGCAAACCGAGCCAATACAGAATCGGTGACTTCCGAAATATTTTTCAGCTGTAAATAACGAGAGAATAACCATAGTAAATATTCGGTAATATACCTAATTGTTTTCTTGTAAAAGTTAAATGTCTCTAATGTAGACTTATTTTCATAATGTCTTATCCCAAAAAAGACAGGAACATCTCTTAATTCCTTATCCCTATTCACCGGAATAGAAATATCTACATTTCCTATAACTGAATTAATCTTTATTAATATACGTTTGGATGGATTTTCCAAAACCTGACCTGTAGGCTTAACTCCTAGATCCTGTAAAAATTCTAAAGCAACCTCTTTTTCTGTTTCATTTATTTCGCTAGAAATCTCAACAGGCAAAGGTGCCATCGGACTTGTCAAAATACTTAATTCTTTATTTTTATAAACGATGTTTAAACACCGTGTCTTACCGTAATTATCAACAGTTTGTGATTTTATTTTAACACTATCTGGTAAAGGCAAAACAGTTTGTTTTATTCTATCATTCAAACAGTAACATTCATTCAGCATCTTAAAAACTTTATTTATATTCTTACTTATTTTTTGGTCATAGGGAAAAACATACTGAGTATCATCTTTCTTGTTCGTATTCCATCGAATGATAATTTCACACTGTGGATAGACTGCTTTATCTGATTCGCTTCCCCAATGTTCATAGATAAATACGCAATTTGCATTTCTTTTTTCTTTGTAGTATCCCTGTGTGAATCGTGGCATAAACATCCCATCCTTATTAAACGTAAAAATATTACAGTTAAAATAACCTTCTAGTAATTGAGAGTATAATTTTGGATCCATATAGGTATTTTCATCTGAGATAGAATAGGATAGATTTTTATCAGTCATATCGTAACACGATTGTTTAGCCATAGGAAACATCGTTTTATCCGATAATTCTTCCTTTATTTGTAATAAGCGAGCTAGGCGTTCATCTTCATCTTCTAGTTCAAGAATAGCTGTTTCGTTATTTAAACTTACCATTACAGAGTTAAGAAAGCTACTTTTATTGCGGTGAACTCCAAGGCGAATATATTTATATTCGGAGTGTGGGTCAAGTATATTGAATAGTTTTTGTAAATTTTCGGGAAGAAGACCATACTTTGCAGATCCAAGTATTTTATCGGTAATGATAAGATCTTGTTGTTTCTTTTCTTTGATCTCTACCGTTTCTCCAAAATAATAATTTCTATATATTCCACCTTTTTTATCACTTTGAGACGTTTTAAAGCAACAAGGTAAGAATGGATATTGCGCAGAGTTAGATAAATTATTTGCAATTAAACCTGGATATGGGTAGTCTGGATTTAAGCAAACATATTTTCTCTGATTTACACCATCGCTTGGATATCCATCCTCATCCTTTTTATCTCTAGGAAATACCATAACTTCTCCCTTATGTTTTTTAGAGTCGGCATCGGATATAATAGTAGGACGACGAGCATCAGAACAGTTTCTAGAAAAATTATTAGCAAATACTTCAGGTGCTAAATCAGATTGTTTTAATTCTGGAACTTCAATCTGTTCAAAGACTCCAAAATCAGGAATAAATTCTTCGTAGATAGTTACTATCTCATCGTATTTTTCAGAGTAGATAACTAATAATTTTGAAAACATTTCCTGAAAATTATCTATTTCTTTTCTACTTGATCCTGTCGCTTTTACTCTTATGTAAGGCTCGCCATGTGGAAATATCTCAGCATCTTCATCTCGCATTTCTGCCTGTGTTCTATCTGTAATTTTCTGAGATATTCCTGCTGTTATATGACCGGTAGAAGGGTGTGTGAAATGTATATAAAGCCAAGGCTGTGAACCGTGTGCTTTCTTTTTTGTCGCTTTAGTACTTTCATCTATATTAATAAGCGATGAAAAAAGTAGATCATTCATAACTAAATCAGAAAAGACATAAGTATTAATTAGCTGTAGTGGAAAGTAAAAAGTCCCTACTACTTCTGTTTCTGAAATATCTTTGTAGGTGACACTTTTTCCTAAATCACTACTAAAAACACCTAATACACGATCTATAAACTTTTCTCTAGATAAGTATCCTTTTTCCATGATTAGTTTCATTTCAACACTAACCTTTTCCTCTTCGCTTACTTTAAGCTTTACATCTGCCATATCCTTATGTTTGGAAAAGTGTATATCATCCTTTTCGTAGGCTTTAAGAAGTATGTAATCAGTTTCTTCTATATTCCAGTCATCTGGTGGAATATAGTCTTTAAGAATTTTATAGTAGTTTTTACAAGCAGCAAAGGGGATATTTCTGTTTAAAACTATATAATTAAATAATTCCAAAAGTGTAATATCGGTTAAATTTAGCGTCATATTTAACATAACTTTTTCGGTCTTCAGATCAGTATAAACCCAACCATCTTCTATTTCTTCAAATTTTTCGTATAATTTCACATAGGTTTCAGCTTCTCTTTTTTCTTCTCTAATTTTATTTTCTATATCTCTCTTTACACGTTCTCTATTCTTATCCCAAAATGTAGAGAAATCGTTTTTTGAACTAAAGTAACCTTGCTTTACCAACTCATCGCCTATTTGGTCTGTTATAAGGGTACCAAACTGACTGAACTCATCTATCTTCTTGTTATAAGATAGCCAGACCTCTACTACATCCTGTTTAATTTTAATATCCAGATCAGAAAATTTATCCTTATTTTCTTCTATAAAATCTTTTATATCGGTAGATTCTTGATTTTTTATAAGAGAAAGAAGGTCTAACACTTTGATTTTTTTATGTTCCAAAATATTACTTGGAAGTCCGTAAAGATATTTTGTCAAGGTATTTAACTCCTTGGCTATACGTAGAATAATAGTTTTTTCAGTATCTAGTTTGTATACAGGAATTTCTTTGCCATTAACAACAAGCATTTTATTATCACAGATATTTTATCTTAATATCTTTTTGATATTGAGAATAAATTTACTTGCCACTGGCAAACGATGAAAGAGCTTTTGCGGTTCTTTCACCATCATGCGAACGGACATATTTCCCGTTTCCGTCAAACAATAGAAACGACGGCACACCAGGACTCGTATTTACTTTAGAAATCTTAGCATTAGCAGCTTTATCACCGCCTTCACCATCCGTTTGTACCGTAACTACAACAAAGGACTTATTTCCTAATAATTTCTGAAATTCTGGCTTTGCCTTTGTACACCATCCACAGAAATTTCCTTGAACCATCACTAGCACCGGAAGGCCATTTCCTACGTGAGGCTCAAGAGACCCATCTTCCTTAACATCCTTTCCTTCTAAATAAGCAATTTCGTACAACTTCATTTTATAATAAAAAAATAATTTATAATTTTTTATTATATAAAATCCAAAAAGAAATGGAAGATTACGAGGCAATCGCCGAAATGGAAAGACAAGCAATGGCCGAAATGGACGAAATACAAAGACAAAGGGAAGAAAGAGAAATGAAAGCTGAGATGAAAGAAAGAAAAAAAGAAAAATTATAGAAAAACCAACAGTTTTGAGCTGTGTAGAAAATGTTGTAGAAACACTAGAAAAAACTAAGAAGCATATCGATACACCCCAACTATCTCATTTTAGCGACACAGAAGCCTATGCAATAGGAAGATGGGATTATGTATATTTGATTACGCATTTTATATTATATATTCGTATGTATGATTCTTTTAACAAATTACCTCATCTTACTAAGTTAGTCTACTCTTTAGCAGATGTAACAAATAAATATTCTTCAAATATAACAATAATTGAAAATAATTTGTACTTGAATTTAATTTTATTTTCATATTTAGAATTTTGTAACTATTTAAAAGATGCATTTAAAGACAATTCTTACTGCAGTTTTCAAATAAGTATTAAAAGACATTCTAATATGATTTTCTTTAATAAAGAAGGCAATTACATATCTGTTTATCTTTATGAGCCACAGGGTTATAAACATATTAAAAATGAGTTTGTTAGCTTTTTAGAAAATGTAAAAACAATATATAACAGTACTATAGATATATCCATTGACAAACCACTACAGATAATGGATTTTAGTATTTCATCTCCTATTGGAATACAAAGCTATATGACCGACGTAGAAAAAGATAGACATGGATACTGTCTTATATATAGTTATTTTTGGCTATATTTAGTATTACATTGTTCTAAATTGACAGGAAAATCTTTTGCTGAGGTTATTCCTTTAGTTGAAAAGGAATTTTATAAAGTACAAAAGTATAGTGACAAACATTTTACATCTGCAGTATCTGATATTGTTAATTCATTCGCAAATACTATAGTGTCTAACTTTATGCATGAAGCTTTTACAAAGTTAAGAAACAAACCATACTTAAAAAAAATCTTATTAGAATATATTAGAGAATATATTAATCAAGCTCATAATAAAATAAAAAAAATATCGGTATTAAAAGAACATGATGCGCAATGTGAAAAAAACGAAGAATGTCGTTCTGGAACATGTATAGATAATAGATGCAAAACTATAGTTAAACAAAGAAAAAGTAACGGTGAAGACTGTAAAGAAGATTCAGAATGCATTACTGGAAACTGTGTACATGGAAAATGTAGACCTTTTAAGAAAAAAATAGATACGGAAGAATGCAATATCGATGATGATTGTCTTAGTGGTTATTGTTACAAAAAAAATGAAAAAGATGATAAAGGTTCCTGTCTACCATATCCTTTTTATTTTTCTAGAAAGTCCCCTAGAAAATCTAGAAAGTCCGCTAGAAAACCTAGAAAGTCCCCTAGAAAGCCTAGAAAGTCCGCTAGAAAACCTAGAAAGTCCCCTAGAAAGCCTAGAAAGTCCGCTAAAAAGTCCGCTAAAAAGTCCGCTAAAAAGTCCGCTAAAAAGTCCGCTAGAAAGTCCGCTAGAAAGTCCCCTAGAAAATCTAGAAAGCCTAGAAAGTAAATTAAATTATATTATAATTTAATTTTAATTTGTTTTCAAGTAATCTTTAAACACCGAAATCAACTCAACTCTAAACTTATTCTGGTCGTAAAGTATCTTCTCGTAATACCAACTATCATTATGATACTTTTGCGGAAAATCTAAAGTTATCCTCTTTACACTATTATCTTCCATATCACTTTCCAAACCATTCACCGAAACTATTTTTATATTTGTATTATACTTTGATAAAAACTTTATAAAGTTTCTAAACACTTCCGGATTTGTTTTCCGCCATCTTGACACATGGAAAAATATTATCTCTGAATTACTCTTTACCGCATTACGCAAATTCTGAAACTTTTTTACATACGAAGAAATAAACTGCACTTTATCTCCATTATCATGCGGAAAAGCTATACCATACTTATTTTCTACACAAAAATTCTCACAAAACTTTATAAGCTCCAGATCTGTACACGCCAACGCCTTCTCTATCACCTCCGAAAAAACTTCCATACTCCCCCCATCAGTCTTATCAAACGGAAAACTATCCTTCTGCTGACATGCCTTATCTATCGCTTCCCACGCATGTGTCGTTTCACTACACGCTATCACATACCTCTTTTCTCTAAACTGCAACGCATCTTCTATATAAAATACACCATCTTTTAACAAACGATCAGGCATCTCTTCCGGATTTACAAGCTCTAATAATTCCAAAGAGTTATAATTAGACTGAATATCAGTATCTGTATTATGACATTCGCTGTAAATTAAGTAAGGTTTACAATAATACACATCGATTACATCCGCCGCTTTCTGCTGAACTGTATCTATCCCATTTGTCATTCCAGTTCTATTTATAAAATTAAGAAGTTCTACAGCTCCCTTTTTAGAAATTATATAGCCAGCCGTTCCTCCCATAGAATAACTTAACGATTTAACAGCTCCCCACTTTTCCAGGACAGGACTAGTCTTCTTATCGTAATACTCATCCGACTTATACTTATCCCTAAGATGATGCCCTAAATAAACAAGACTCCAATCCCTAGGCAAATTTTTATAAACTATCTCTAATTTCTCTTTAAAATCAGGAACAAATTCAGCATCATCTTCAAAAATACAAAAATAACTAAAAGAAGATCTCGCTAACTCTACCCATAACTTAATATGAGACATCGCACACCCAACCATCCCTTCCCTCATATTATAGTCGTTGTTTTCAAAAATTCTTTGCAGTCTTTTATTAGGTATTAAAATAGACCCATCTACCGCAGAAATTCTCTCATAGGTAAGAGACGCTTTTTCAGCTTCTTTCCTAAACTTATCCATTCTATCCTGTCGTCTATCTAAGTTGATGACATATGTTTTTCCAGTTTCCTTTCTTTCTTCTTCTTTTCCAGAAAATTGTTTCTCGTTATTTAAACTATACGCATTTATCTTTGTATTGTCGGAAATTTCCGACGTTAAACGCCCTATATGTATACTATAAATCCCGTCGAGAAAAGTAGAAACATAACCAGCAGATACATACAGTTTGCTGTATTCCGCTTCAAAATGGGAAACTTTCTCATCAAAATTACCTAGCTTATCCAAAACACTGCGCTTGGTCAGAGAAGGTCGGAGAGAAAAATGCCCCCAATAAGCACTATTAGACCCTCTTCCATGTTTACGATAAAACGTATCCCAGTCTTCTTGTTTACTGCAGTATTCATGTTCGTAATAGTAAAGTCCAGATTGTGAACGGTTTAAACGTCCTCCAATAACTTTAGAGTCTTTAGAAGTTTCAGTGTAATTTTTATTTATCAAGCACTGGCCGATATTATCAGACTTAGATAACACATCCATAAGGTCTGTAATGTAAGTTCTAGGAAAAAAGAATTTCCAGTCATCTTCAAGATGAAAAATGTAAGGAGTTTTTACAGATTTTTTAATGATATTCATACTCTGTGGATGTCCTTTTTCAGAAAAAGTTTTAAAGTAAAATTCGAAAAAAGGATATTTTTCTTTCATATTTTTCCTGTCTTCTTCACTTGAATTATCATCTACGCAGATCCACTTATCTATCCTATCGATATCTAAGCAACAGTTTAGAAAAGAGTTAACAGTTTTCTGGAATAGGTCGTATCGTTTACAACTTGTCATTGTTAGGGTTATAAGAGGAAACTGTGTTTGTTTTCTATTACATATTTTCTTAACTATGTTTTCGTTATAATAAGTATATACATCTTCTATGTAAGGTATGCAATTAGCTTGAGTTTTTCCAATCTCAAGAAGGATATTTTCATCTAGTGTTAAAGTGGAAATAATCTTGTATAAAGTGTCGTATGATTCTCTGTATTTTCCTATACAGAAAAAGCATTCCGATAAGGTATAAAGTATCTCAAAATTTTTAGGAAAAATGGTTTGAAAAAAAGTACATAGTTCAATGCATGCATTGTACATTTTATTTTTTTTAGTTTCATTTAAGAGTCGTATGGCATCGGATATTTTTCCATAATTTAAAAAATCACTTAAGGCTTGTTCAGTCATTTAACATATTCTTGTAACTTGTTTAAAATTGAATTTTTTTTAGATTTTAAAAGTTTTTTACAAAATGCAAGAATTACTCAAAGCGTTAGAAAAAACTATTATTCAACACGTTGAACAGTTTATTAAACGTGTAACTAAACAATATCCTTCTACAGATGCAGATACCCTTCTTTCTTTATGGAAAAATGATGGTTCAGCGACAGCCTCAGCGACAGCTTCCGCTGTAGAGACCATGTCTGTTAAATCTACTAGCAAGATTTCTAATACTGGAGGATGTGCTTACATTTCTATTAAAGGAAAAAATGCCGGTAAAATATGCGGAATTAAACCTAAAGATGGAGGACTTTACTGTGGAACACACAAGAAATACGAAGGAAAACAACCTCGTGAAAAGAAGATTATTCCAGAGCCTAAAAAATCTAGTTCCTCCTCTCCAAAGCCAGACGCCTCTCAACGAATCTTTAGAAAATACAAAGGACTAACTCACCTGTATCACCCTCAAACAAATCTAGTTATTAAATCTCCCACAGATCGTTATGTAATCGGTAAAATTGTCAATGACAAAATCGAAAAACTAACAGATGAAGACATTGAACTCTGTAAACAATGGGGATTTCCACTAGAATCTAAAAAAGCAGATTCCCCTAAAGAAGAGGAAACGAAGACTGAAAAACCCTTAGATTCTCCGAAAGAAGAGGAAAAGAAGCCTGAAAAACAGCCTAAGAAGCCTGTTAAGCGAGTAATTGACTCATCCGATGATGAAGAAGAAAAGAAGCCTGAAAAACCCTTAGAATCTCCTCCTAAAAAGCCTGTCAAACGAGTAATTGACTCGTCAGATGATGAGGATGATGAAAAGAAGCCGAAAAAACCCGTTAAAAAAGTAGAGTCAGAAGACTCTAGAAAAGATACAGAAGATTACATTAACGATTTAGCCGATGACACTAATAATGTTGTTAAAGCTTTGGGTCTAGAGGAAGATGAACTAGAAGATGAGTAAATATAATATAATATTATTTTCTAAAATTTATAATAATTTTAGAACTAATCTAGACGTGCTAAAACTAACCTATTAATTTCCTCATTTGTAGCCGAACGTCTCCACGCATCAACTTCTCCGATATATTCTACATCGTTAAAGTAAGGTCCAACACCATCTGATCCAACTTGTGTGACAATAATTTCTTTACCATTTTGCCAGTATACAGGAATGGGATTTCCCATATTTAGAAGAACCAATAGTTGACGATAAGAAAACCAAGCTTCCATTTAGTATTATATATAAACTTTTACTAAAAAATCATTTTTAGTTCCCTAATAGGTCAAAAACTACCTTGTTATTTTCATATACTAATTCTGGATATACTTGGAAAATACGTCTTTTTGTTCCCTTATAAAACATATTAACAACATAATCATTTGGTTGAACAGTTAAAATATACATATCTCCCCCAGAAACTCTCTTTAATTGTTCGTAAACTAATTCTATGTCATTTACATATTCTAAAACATATGATACAAAAATTACATGAGAATTATCTGGAAAATCGAGTAATGTATCTTCTAAATATCCTTTAGAACTATTTACACATTTTGGACATCCTGTCAAGTCTAAACATATATCACCACAACCATAATTTTTTCCAAGAACCTTACTAGAACGTCCGTTATATGGATCTCCGATTACCATTAATGGCTTATTTAATTTTTTCGACAGTTTATAAGCTCTTTTATAATATAGATTTCTATTACACTGCCTTTCTATCGCAAAATAAATAGTAATCAATACTAAAAAAATTATTATTCCGATTACAATATATAATATCATTTATTTAAAGATATTTAAATATTCTAAAAATGCCCGAATCAGCCGAAGTTAAACTAACTGTAGACTTTCTTAATAATGTTATGACTAGTAAAATTATCACAAATTGGATTTTCACCAGTGGACAATATACTAGAAATACCCCAGAAGGATTTCTAGAATTTTCAGAGTCTTTACCTCTACTTGTAGATAATATACAATGTAAAGGAAAAGTTATCTATATGACATGCTCTAATGAATATAAAAAGTTCTATATCATTCACCACATGCGTTTAACAGGATGCTGGAGAGATGTAGAAGATTCATTTTCTCGTTGGCATGTAGAACTAGATGATGGAGAAAAATTATGGTTTCATGACTCTAGATCTTTAGGTAGTCTTCAATTTACAACAGACGAAAAAGAACTTTTATCTATATTGGAAAAACTAGGACCAGATATTCTTACCGATGATTTTTCCGTAAAGACATGGAAAAAGCTTGTACAAGAACACAAAAATAAAAATATCACTTCTTTCCTTATGGATCAGCGTATAATGTCTGGGTGTGGTAACTATATAAAAGCAGAAGCTTTATACTATGCTAAAATATCTCCTCTCCGAAAAGTTTCTTCTCTTACTGAAAAAGAATCTGAAAAATTATTTGAAGCCTTAAGAATAATTCCGCGTTCTGCCTATATGAATAAGAGGTTAAAATCAGAAGATGATGTTTTACAAGCAGAAGAAACGCGAGAAATAGAGAAATTCCAATTTCAAGTATATGGGAAACGGCAATGTATACGAACAAAAACACCCGATGGTCGAATTACATATTGGGATGATAATGTGCAGAGTTAAAGATATTTTTTTCATATTATAAATGGATATACAAACACCGCGTATAGATGGTTTAAAGAAAGAAGTTTACCAATATTCAGAAAAAAGTAAAATTCCCTTTCAGTTAGAAGATATCTGGTATTCTAATAAAATTTACGTCGTTGTTCCTGTTATAATTTTAGTTTTATTATGTATCGTTCGCCCAGACTTTTTATACAATGAAACTACCGATAAAAAGGGAAATACAGATAAAAAATTTTCCTTTCAAAAACTCCTTTCTTTCTGGCTCTTTTTCTCTACTATTCTTGTCGTTGGAATTTTTGGATATAGATATAAACACAATCAATAAAATATTTTGTGTAATAAATGGTATTACGCACAATCAAAATTGGAAATGAAAAACTTATAATCAATGACTTAGATCTCTATAGAATTTCAGATAATGAACATATAGGAAAATTAAGTTCTTCAAGCAAAGGAGTTTATTTTATTAGTAAAATAAACGGTAAACGTGTTTATCTTCCAGATAAAATATCTGCAAAACTATTAGTTTTTGTTCGTTCTCAGAGTAAGCTTAAGAGTAAGCTTAAGAGTAAGCTTAAGAGTAAGCGCAGGTCTCGCAAGAGTAAGAACAAGCGCAAGAGTAAGAACAAGAGTAAGAGCAAGTCTCGCAAGAGTAAGAGCAAGTCTCGCAAGAGTAAGAGCAAGAGTAAGCGCAGGTCTCGCAAGAGTAAGAGCAAGTCTCGCAAGAGTAAGAGCAAGAGTAAGAGCAAGTCTCGCAAGAGTAAGAACAAGAGTAAGAGCAAGTCTCGCAAGAGCAAGAGCAAGAGCAAGAGCAAGTCTCGCAAGAGTAAGAACAAGAGTAAGTCTAAGACGTCATCTTGTGTTTTACAAAAAAGTAAGAAATATACATCTAGACCAAGTCCTCCTTTTCCCGCAAATCAATGCTGTGGAAGAATAATAATTGGTAATGATAACAAGAAGTACGAGTCAATAAGAAATAAGAATGGAATATGTCAGTGGAAGGTGATTAAATCTAAATTAAATCTTTAACAATTTCATAATATTTATTTCACTATCTAAAATCTTATATTCAGATGGTTCAACAGATCTACCATTCCAGAAAACATAACTTCTAGATGGCACAATAATAATATAATTTTTCTCATCCTTTATTAACATAGCATCTATATCAGTACTATTCTTGTTAAAAAATTTCGACATCTTGAAAAACATATCATTAACGACCATATAAACATTATGTTCTATATGGTATTCCTTCTTAAGAAAACTTTTCTTATCTAACATCTGAGTTCTCTTATCCTCTGTTATATCTTCCATTCGAAATTTTTCCAAAGAAATCTTACTATTATCAAACGTAAATTTCAAAATAGGCATTAGTTTATTTTCTAACTAAATACACGTTCTTTAAAACAAAATAAGAAAACATAAAGAAAAGTGTTTTTACAAAAATAAATATATACACAGAAGTGTCTGTAGAAGGCGCAAATTTCCGTATCATCTCATCTATCTGCGGTAAAGAGAAAAGTATAAAGAGAAATCCAACTATTAACACATCTTTACTCCCTAATAAAATTTTCTGAAAAGTAGTATGCTGTTTTTTAAACAAAGAATCTACTATCTGAATTTCACTATGAGTAGGGTTATTCTTGTCGGTAGGCAAAGAGTCTATTAGATCAGAATTATTATCTATATTGGACATTTCTTGTTTATTTCGCATTATTTTAAGTAATATATTTAAAATCTTATCCTAAATAAGAAATGCCGTTAAGTATATCTAAATTACAAAATTTTCTCGCTTCTAAACAACTACAAGTAAACAAGTTCTTTGTTCTAGATGGTTACCTTTTCTATATCGAACTACTAAGCCTAAAATCATCAGATGTATTTTTTCTATACATCCCCTCCAAATACGATATACAAGTAGAAAAAAATGACAACACCTACAAAATGAAATACATAGATATATCTAACTCAGAAAATATCGCCGATGAATACGGTGAAAACAAAGAAGATGACGGCCCCAACATCCTTGTCTCTACAGGTAAAGAGAATATCGAAGAACACCTAGAAAATAACTACAAAAAAACTATACCAATCGGAGAAATATCAGAAGAAGACACCAAAGAACTCAAAACTATCCACCGACAAATGAAACGCTTAAAAAACTGCGTAGAAAATATAGATTACAAACTATCCATATCTTATAAAAATTATATGTCTAGCATTAGACGAGACAACAGTATAGATTTCTTCTCCATTAAAGATTTTCCTAGAAAAGAGTCTAGACAACTATTCGTCGTTATAGACCTAGAAACTCTTTACAAAAACGAAGAAATTATAAAAGATATCCAGATTGTTAAACAAAGCATCTATCACGTATTAGAACGCAATCAAAATACCCACACATACGTCTTAGATAAACTTATAAATAATAAAACTGATATATACAATATTCCTCAACTATGTGAAAAAAAGAAAATTAAATATGATATCTTAGCTAGAGAACTCGACCATATGCTAAACATCATGAATAAAGCAGAAGAAAAAATAAAAGATAAAGTAGAAAATCTAGATAAAAACCAAGCAGATGGACTACAGAACGATATAAGTCGCGTACACCAGAAATCTCAACTAGAAAAAGAACTTTTCAAAATCCAAAATATAAAAGATGAAATCATACGAAATATGAATATCATACGAAATAAACGAGAACATTCCATGCTAAATATAGATAATATAATGTTTGACAACACAGTAATGTTTGATAGCATGATTAAAAACTTTAGCAAACTTCAAGAGTTTTGTAAAAAAATATAAAAAATTATCTTTAGAAAAATAAATGTACTACTACGATAGAAATGGTAACAAGGTAACTAAACCTATCAAGGAAAATTATACCCTTTCTTCCGCTGTCGCCGAAGAAGACTCCAAATCTTCGGATAATAATATGATTTACGCCGTAGTCGGAGGTGTATTACTCGTCCTTATTATCATAGGAGTTTTCATGTGGAAAGGCAAAAAATCAGGCAGATCTTCCTCGTCCTCTGGTGGTTCGTCCCGTTCCTCATCCGCTTCGTCCAAAATGAAGTGGGGATTTCGCTTTTACTAAAATGAAATTATAATCATTTTTCTCAAAAGAGAAAAATGACCTCTCTAACTGTTTATACCGATGGTTCCTGCTCTCCTAACCCAGGAAAAGGAGGATGGGCCTATATCGCCATTCTAGAAGACCTCCACGTCGAAAACTATGGAGGCTCTAAAAATACCACTAATAACATCATGGAAATGACCGCTGTTATAGAAGCACTAAAAGACTTTAAAGAAACACAGAAATTCCAAATCTACAGCGATAGCTTATACGTCATCAACTGTGCCAAAAAAATTTGGAAACGAAATAAAAACACAGAACTATGGACTCTTTACGACTCCCTCTCAAAAAATAAAGAAATATCATTTATCTGGGTCAAAGGTCATAATGGCGACAAATACAATGAAATGGTAGATAAACTTGCAAAATACGGTGCTAAATAAAAAATAAGAAAAAAAATTATTCTAATTATCTTGTCTTGAATAAAAAAATGAGTACTGTTTCTGGAGATTACAACAATTTTTCTGCTGGAAGTTCGTCGTGTGCTTATGCACCTCTTGGCAATTACAACAATAACTACTCCATGGGTGTCGCTCCTCAAGGTAGAATGAGCAGCGGTTCTTACATTGTACCAGCCTGGGGAGCTATTGGCTATGACTCGCTCACCTCTCAAGTTCCTAACTGCTCTGGCTACTACAACATTATGAGCGCTTACGGCGCCGATGCCGGAAGCTGCCAAACCACCTACGCCACCTCGATGTGTGGTTCTGCTCCCCCCGCTCCCGCTCCCCCCGCTCCCCCCGCTCCCCCCGCTCCCGAAGGTGGCACCGGAGCATCGGCCATGAGATGGCTACGCCGCTAAACACTTTTCTTTAATACTCAAAAAAGTATTAAAATTAACTATCCTCACCTGTCGTTCTTATCTGACCTCTCGCCCTTTTCTGATGATAACTAGAATAATCACTATCAGGACCATACTTAACACTAACACCTAACATAGACCCTTTAGTTACAGAAATGACAGGATTACCCGCATTATCAGATGCCAACACATCTCCTATCTGCCCCAATAATCTATAATTCTCCACATTATCATATATCAAACAAATTACTAAAGTAATTACTATCACTACACATAAAAATATCATAATCATTTATAATTATCTACTTTTTTCAAAATTGAAAAAAATAACCTAATTTCTACTTCTTATTAAACCATGTCTAAACTTACCGAAGGAAATATATGGCAAATTCTACAATCATATTTTCGTAAAAATAGTATCGTCTGTAACCAAATAGAATCATACGACAATTTTATTAACTTTGGAATGCAAGAAATTATAAACCAAGAATCTTCCATCTCTATCCCTAACTACACTGTCAAATTCAACCAAATCTCTCTCTCACCTCCACAAGTCATCGAAGAAGACCGCAGTCTTAGACTACTCTACCCTATGGACGCTCGACGACGAGATCTCACCTACGACTCCGCCATTCTCTGCGATATCACAGAAACATACTGGACCACCGACGAAAACAAAGAAACAAAATTTCACCCACGCATCATCATCGGTCGCATCCCCGTCATGCTACGCTCTTCTATCTGCAATCTCTCCAAACTTAACAACGACGAAATCGTAGAAAAAGGAGAATGCCCCAGCGACCCAGGAGGATACTTCATTATCAAAGGCAACGAACGCACACTTGTAGGCCAAATGCGCAACGTATACAACCAAGTCTTTGTTCTACGCCAAAAAGCAGGAGAAAAATACAAATGGATCGCCGAAACAAGATCTATGAGCGATGAAACAGGACACTCCGTTCTTATCCAAGCCATGATCGGAAACGATGATAGATCCATTAACTTCTCCCTTCCCTACATCAAAGAACCCATTCCTGTCGGCGTCGTTTTCAAAGCCTTTGGATACTCCGAAGAAGATATCGTAAATCTTATCGGCCTAGATAACTCAAAAACTCACAAATACATACGCTTCATCCTTCGCGACTCCTTCTTTTGCAAAACCAAAGAAGAAGCACTCAAACACATCAGCAAATTCGCCATGCACATCATCACCGAAAAGAAAGAACAAGAATACGCATGGCAAGTCATCGAAAGCGAAACACTACCTCACACTGGAATTTCCGGTACACTCGCAGAACAAGCCTGTTTCCTCGCACGAATGGTCAAACGTCTTCTTATGACACACATCGGAGAACGTTCAGAAGATGACAGAGATAACTACTCAAATAAACGCGTCGAAACAGCAGGAACTTTATTATACGATATCTTTCGCAATCTATTCAAGAAATATATCGACTTTATCAAATCTCAACTAGAAAAACGCAAACAACGACCAGATATCCTATCTATCATCTCTCGAATCAAAAGCATCACCGAAGGCATCCGCCGATGCTTTTCCACCGGCAACTGGGGCATCCAAAAAAATGCCTACATCCGCACAGGTGTTTCGCAAATCTTAGACAGAATGACATACTGCGCTACACTATCTCATCTACGACGCGTCATTATTCCAACCGGTAAAGAAGGCAAAAATGTAGCAATGCGACAAATCCACTCCTCCAGTTTTGGCTTTATCTGCCCGTGTGAATGTTTCGACCCAGAAATTCCCATTTTACTATGGAATGGAACTATTAAACTCGCCAAAAATATTGCAGTAGGTGATACCCTTATCGACGACAAAGGTTGCCCTATCAGAGTTAAGAGTACTTGCGCAGGCATTAAAGAAATGTATACTATTAGTCACACAGAAAAAGAATTTGATAGTTACACAGTAACTGATAATCACATCCTAACACTATTAGCTTCTCTTCATAAAAAAATCAGTTTTGAAAACGATAAATACACAGTTACAATCTTAGATAAAAAAACCATTCTTTACACTACCTCTATATTTAACACAAAAGAAGAAGCAATAACTTACTGTGAATCAATTACAGATGACAACATCATTGATATCTCAATCGAAAAATATTTAAGCCTACCTGAAGAGATTCAAAAATCTCTAAAAACTTTTAAGACAAAACAAATCAACTGGCCAGAATTACACACAGATATGATTCCCTATCTTATAGGAGAACTAGTAGGAGGTGGACGTCAATATATTAACCAATCATATATTATCAACAGCACAAATAACAGACTGAAACTATTAGCTGGCTTAATCGATTCTACATATAACGGCTTAACACAGTCTAAATTCAACTTTGTAGAAAATAAAATTCTAGTATGGAGCGGAACAAATTTAGATCTTGCAAATAAGTTAGCATTTCTTATCCAATCACTAGGATTTCATCTATATCGAAATCTATATGAAGATATAATTGAACTACGTATAGAATACACTAAAAATTATGGCAACGATACATACACAACTCTTAAAGAGCTAATTAAAACTCAACAACCTGTACAATCTGATTTTATGCTTATTTCTCGCCCATCACAACCATTTGTAGGTTGGCAAGTCGAAGGTAATGGTAGATTTCTTCTTGGAGATTTCACGGTAACGCATAATACGCCAGAAGGGCAAAAGATTGGTGTAGTTCTTAACTATGCTCTTATGTGTAAAATTACAAAGAAAATTCCCAAGGTAAATGTTAGGTCTGTGCTAGATGATTGCAAAACTATCATTCCTGTAAAAGATATGAATCTACAAAATATCAAAGATTACACCGCAATCTTCCTAAATGGTAGTGTCATCGGATTTACAGAAGACTCATCTTCTACAGTAGATGAAATTCGCCTAAAACGTCACCAAGGACTTTTAGAAAAAGAAGTTTCAGTTTCATACGATATTGTAGATAATGATATCCGAATTTTCTGCGATGAAGGAAGATTTTCTCGCCCTCTTTTTACCCTAGAAAACAATATTCTCAATATCCAACCTCAAGAAAAATACAAATGGAGTTCACTCGTTCGCAAAGGCTTAATTCAATATGTTGACGCAGCCGAAATCGAAAATAGCGTTATCGCTATGACACAGGAATATCTCAAGCTTCAACACAATGACTTTTGCGAAATACATCCATGCACAATGCTCGGAATTATGGCCGCCATGATTCCATTTTCTGATCATAGTCAGTCACCTCGAAATTGTTATCAATGTCTATGGGTAGAAGAAAAAGTTTTAATGGCAAATGGCGAATTAAAAAGAATCGCTGATGTACAGATTGGTGATAGTATTATCACAGTAGATCCAAAAACTTGTAAACAAACAAAAACTAAGATTGTAAATCAATATGTAAAATCTACTACCAAAAAAATAGTAAAACTTTCTACAATCTCAGGAAGAGAACTCATCTGCACCGACGATCATCTAGTATTAACTCTTGCAGGTTGGAAAATGGCTGGAAAATTAACATCCTCCGATTCTATTTGTATTTGTCCGAGAAATACACAAAATATGGTGATGGATGAATATCTAAAAAGACAAGTTAACATGACATTTTCAGAATGGTATTACAATATCGTAGTATGCGAAAACTCTATCTTTGTTCCTATAGATACAGTTAAAAGTCATGAAAATATTATGATCGCAGATATTACAACTGAATCAGAAACTCATAGTTTTATTACAGGAGAAGGAATTTGTGTTCATAATTCTTCCATGGGCAAACAAGCTCTTGGAATTCCTACTATGTCTTATAATCTACGCACTGATACTCTTCTTCATGTTTTACACTATCCACAACGTCCTCTAGTATGCACTAAAGCTGCAGAACTTATAGGAATCAATAATATGCCATCTGGTATTAACGCTATTGTCGCTATCGCTTGTTACTCTGGGTTTAATCAAGAAGATAGCTTAATGATAAACTTATCTGCAATTCAAAGAGGACTATTCTGTCTAACTTCTTATCATACTATTGACTGTTGTGAAAAGAAACGCGATACTTACAGCTTTGAAGAAATATGTCTTCCTCCCGTAGACAGCAACGATAAAATTAACCTTGGAGAAGACGGCTATTTCCGACGAAAAAACGCCAACTATTCTCTCCTAGATGAAAACGGCATTGTTCGTCCTCGAGAAAAAGGCTCCACCGGCCCTTGTACAGTCGTAAAGAAAGGTGATGTAATCGTCGGTAAAGTAATTATCACCGGAAACAAATCCGGTAAAGAAACTAAAATAGATGCTAGCGTCGTCATCCAACCAGGTGAAGAAGGTGTCATCGACCGAGTACACGTCACAGTCACACCCAACGGCTACAAACTCGTCAAAATCGTTATCCGTGTAACCAGAGAACCCACCCTAGGAGATAAACTAGCCTGTTATGACCCAGAAACAGAAGTACTCACAACAGACGGATGGATTTCTGTCACAAATATCACGAAAAGCCACAAAGTAGCTTGTCTTCTCGACAAAAAACGTCTCGAATACATCAACCCCACCGAAATACAAGAATACGACTACGAAGGAAAAATGTACAAAGTAGAAAGCGATAAAATAGACGTTAAAGTCACACCCAATCACCGAATGTTTATCGGCAATTGTCACCGACAAAACTTCAAAATCAAACGAGCCGATGAAATCTACGGAAAAATGTCTAGCTACAAAAATAACGTAGACGAATGGAACGGCTCTTCTCTCCCCTTTATTCTTAAAGGTGTAGAAGGCTTACAAGACCTACAACTACCTCTCAAAGAATGGTGCATCTTTTTTGGCATCTGGATTGCAGAAGGAAGTTGCACCGTTATGCGTCTCAAAACAGGAGGTATTAGGTCTCGAGGTGTCCAAATCGCTGCTAATAAACCACGAGTTAGGGAAGCATTAGAGAAATGCATGGAGAAACTAGGATTAAAATGGGCTCTTCATATGTCGAAAGGAGAACTTGTACATTGGCATTGTGGAGATCCTAGACTAATTAACTATCTCAAGCCTCTAAGCGTCGGTGCGATTAACAAGTCACTTCCGGAGTGGTGTTTTGAACTAGATATGACACATTCAAGGTATTTAATCGAGGGAATGGTGCTTGGAGATGGCTGTTATATGGGAGGAACTAGTACAACACGATATTACACAGCTATCTTAAAACTCAGAGATGATTTTCAACGGTTGTGTTTACATGCTGGATGGGGATGCAATTATTATCTAAAATCACCGAAAGGGACAAAGTCTATTTGTTTAGGAAAGGAAATAAAGACAAACGCAGATTACTGGAGCTTAACAATCTGTAAAACACAAACAACACCATTAGTTAATAAATATCTTAAAAAGGGAAAAAGACAAGATAGTTGGGAAGAGTACAAAGGTAAGGTATATTGTTGTACAGTACCCACAGAAGATGGAGTTATTTTTGTCAGACGTGGAGGAAAAAGCTTTTGGTGTGCCCAGAGTAGGTCTGCGCAGAAAGGAACAGTTGGGATGGTGTATCGTCAGGAAGATATGCCATTTAGTGCAAGTGGAGTATGTCCAGAAATTATCATCAACCCGTTGTGTCTTAGCGCGAATAGTTTAGTTTCTTTATCGGATGGAAGTACGGAACGAATTGATCGTATTGTGAGTGATGAAAGTAGGTTTTCTGTGTTGACAGTTGATTCAACAAATTTTTCGGAAAGTAATACTTCGATTCATAGTTCGTTTGCGATAAAGCCAGAAAAAAGGATGGTTAAGGTTTCTACATGGTCTGGAAGAGAAATTATTTGCACGGAAGATCATCCATTCTTAGTGGATAAAGATGAATGGCGTAATGCGTGTGATTTAAGACCAAATAAGGATATGCTTACAATTGTGCATTGTCCAAAACGTGTAAGTGAAAAAGGTGAAATACCTGTAATTAAGTGGGAATTCTATACTAAAAAGTTGGAGAATTTTACATTATCTGAAGAGAAGTTGCAAATATTAGCGCGACTTTTGGGATCTGTTGAAACAGATGGTCATATTACAATTAGAAATAGAGAAACAATGACGTTTAGAATATTATTATATGTAGGTGAAGAAAAAGATGTGCAAGATATTTGTTCAGATGTAGAAAAGTTAGGATTTCCTAGACCTACATCTCGTTTAACAGTCACTAAAAAGGATGGATTAGATTATATGAAAACTTACAAAGTAGAACTAACACCATCTTTAGGATATGTTCTATACAAACTCGGTGCTCATACTGGAAGAAAGAGTGAATGTGTAAAACAATTTCCGGAATGGTTAAAGACTGCATCTCCTGAGGTAAAGCGTCAATTTTTGTGTGGAATTCAGGGAGGTGATGGTAGTTATATTTCTGTAAATCAAAAAACTGCTCAACAGCAGATTAGATTAAAGCCGACTAAAATGACAGCGCGAAATGTTGTGTTTGAAAGTCATATGGAATATATGAAGTGTATACAGAGTCTTTTTAAGGAGTTTGAAATTGAAAGTAGTATTCGTGTTGAAACTCCAAAGGATGTGATGTCTAAAGAGATTTGTATTTGTATATCTGTAAAGATGAAAAATGTAGAGAAGTATTCGGATTTGATTTTTTATGCGTATTGTAATCATAAGCAAGTTCGGTCAAGGATTGGTATTGAATTTTTGCGTTTAAGAAATAGAAAAGTAAGAATTCCGTTTGAAAAGATGAAAGAATTTATGAGGGGAGATACAGTAGGAATGTATGTAGAGTCTGTAGAATATGTAGATAAAGAAGATTTAGTGTATGATTTTTCTACAAAGTCAGAGAATCATAGTTTTGTAGCGAATTCTATAGTAGTGCATAATTGTATTCCGAGTCAATCCGGCTCGAGGAACTAGGTAACTAGTTCCTAGTCAACGTAAGTTAAAAGACCATGACTTACGAATGGCAAGACTTCCAAATTGCGGGAACATCTCGAAAATGAAAAATTTAAAAAGTTGCCTTTTATAATGAAAATGAACACAAAGAAATGTTCTAAATGCCAAGAAATTAAAGATATTTCAGAGTATATTAAAAAATGTGGGATGTGTAGACCATGCAGAACTATTCATCGAAAAGAATATCGAAGAAATTAGACTAAAACTATTTGAAAAGGCAAATAAACTTATGACTACCGTACTTTACAAGAAATTGTAAAGCTAGCAGATGGACGAAAGGATCCATTGGATGGTAAAAACGTCATAAGAGAGACGATCCGCAGCCAAGCCCTTAAACTCGATTTTAGGTGAGAGCAAAGGGAAGGTTCAGAGACTAGAAGGTAGTCGGTAGAAAATGAAGGTTTAACCAACCAGATTCTGCTTAAGGTATAGTCCTACCCGCCCGAGAGGGTTGCAAGTGTAGTTTTTGGTCAAAACGAACTTGCTTAGGGATGTCAAGAGGATGACGATTAATCAGTTGGTAGAGTGTGCATTGGGAAAGAATTGTACGATAAGTGGAGAATATGGTGATGCAACACCTTTTACAGCGAATAGTCAAGATGTTGCGGATAAGTTGATTAAAAATATAGAAGAAAATCTTCAAGAATATGGATTCCAATCCCAGGGATGGGAAACTTTATATAATGGTATGACAGGAGAAATGATTAATGCACGCATCTTTATGGGACCAACATATTACCAAAGATTAAAGCATATGGTCGATGACAAGATGCATGCGAGAGCACAAGGTCATGTCACTATGTTGACAAGACAGCCTTTGGAAGGAAGGTCTAGAGATGGTCAATTAGACGGCCATAAAGCATATCTAATAATTCTATGGATAAATAAAGATATGCTAGTCTGAGTGTGTCAGGCAATACAACCAAATTGCAGGAAAGTCCTTATAGCTACTTTTACCAAACAGAAAGGGAAACTTTTCTGTGGCTTTAGAGAAAATCTAAAGGTATGGTTAAAAAAAAGTAGATTGGATAATCCGCAACCAAGCTCCTAAAATCCAATAGTCACGGGTCAAGGAGAAGGCACAACGACTGTATGGTTGTGGGTCTGAGAGAATTGACAATTCTCTATGAAGGCTTAAGAGACAGTCTAATCCTACTCGAAAGAGTATTTACACGTAGCCTTTTGTATTACACACTAAATTTACAAAAGTCGAAATGTAAGTTCCAATGACCTTTAGAATAAATGCTAAAGAAAGGAAGGTATATATGGGTCTAAGATTCGGTGAACATCTCGCCGAAAAGTCAGAGAACAACCTCTGGCTAGTCTGCTGTGTAGCAGGCTACAAATCCAAATTGCGGAAACATCCTAAAATTTGCGTAATAGTATTCCAGTTATTCAACACGCAAATGAAGAGTCTGATACCAAGTCAGAAGAGAAATCTTTTGATGGCTCCAGCTAACTACTGGAGATATGGTAAAAAGTCAGAGTCATTAAGGAAAATCCGCAACCAAACCTCTAAAGACCAAAAACACAATATACGTGTTAGTCACGGTCAACGAGGAAGGTTCAGAGACTAGATGGATTTGGGCATGAGAACTTGACAGGTTCGATGATTGCTTAAGGTATAGTCCAAACCCACCCGAGAGGGTGTCAAAACTAAGGTATAGAACTCCTACACAATTCGGGTTCTATTTCGAAGTTTTGGAAGCTATATCTTAGGGTAAATCCTAAGATTGATATTTGAACCTGATATCAGCTTGGTTTTTTTAGAGATGGAAAGGGATTGCATGATTGCACATGGAAATTCTGCGATTCTTAAAGAAAGACTTTTTCAAGTCTCAGATCCGTTCCAGATTTCGGTGTGTAAAAAGTGTGGTGTAATGACTACTTCTACTAAAGAATGTCAAGTTTGCAAAGGGGATAATGTCGCTTCCTGTAATTTCCCCTATGCGTCGAAACTATTACACCAAGAACTTACTGCTCTAGGTCTCAAAATGACCATTCACCCTGACGACAAATAATCAGAGCTAAAATATATATTATTATTACAATTGAATTTTTTCAATATCTTTTACATATTGAAAAAATGTCATTTCCTGTTAGATGCTTTAACTGTAACAAAGTCATCGGAAAATACGAACAAAAATATAACAATCTCATCGATTCTGGTCTATCACAAAAAGAAACACTCGATCGGATCGGAATGACTCGTTATTGCTGTCGCAGAATGTTTCTAGGTCACATCAATATCATCGACAGTCTACTCCTTTTTCCTAAAGATATAATCAATTCCAAACCCACAGAAAAAAATTAAACTTTTAATTAATTATTTATAAAAAAAATTTTATTCTTGTCAAAAATAAAAATGTACGTAGAAGTTCACGGTAAATTACGAACTGTCCACCAAGACAAAGATGACAAACACTATTATATCAAGAATGGCAAACGCGTCCACACATCGAAGCCTGTAATGGAAGGCAAGAAACCCAAGTCTCCTAAACGCGTAAGCAAGCGTCGCTCGCGCAAGGCTAAGCGTTCGCGCAAGGCTAAGCGCTCCCGTAAGGCCAAGCGCTCCCGCAAGGCCAAGCGTTCGCGCAAGGCTAAGCGCTCCCGTAAGGCCAAGCGTTCGCGCAAGGCTAAGCGTTCGCGCAAGGCTAAGCGCTCCCGTAAGGCCAAGCGCTCCCGTAAGGCCAAGCGCTCCCGCAAGGCCAAGCGTTCGCGCAAGGGCAAGCGTTCGCGCAAGGCTAAGCGTTCCCGCAAGGCTAAGCGCTCGCGCAGACGTTCGCGTAAGGCCAAGCGTTCGCGCAGACGTTCGCGTAAGGCCAAGCGTTCGCGCAGACGTTCGCGTAAGGCCAAGCGTTCGCGCAAGGGCAAGCGTTCGCGTAAGGCCAAGCGTTCGCGCAAGGGCAAGCGTTCGCGCAAGGGCAAGCGTTCCCGCAAGGGCAAGCGTTCGCGCAAGGGCAAGCGTTCGCGCAAGGCCAAGCGTTCGCGCAAGGGCAAGCGCTCGCGCAAGAACAAGCATTAGACGAATTTTACGTGTTTAATTTTTATACATAAAACTGTATAAAATCTAATAAATCTATTATAAATAAATGGCTGATATAGTTTATTTATATCCTAAAACATCATGTCCTTCTGAAACATGTTTACCTTCTTATCCAGTACCTAAAGATGGTGTAAAATCTAATTTATCAGTGCGTGGATGTGGATATTCTCCATATTTTGATTGTTATGATAAGGTTGAATTAAAGAGGGAAATTCAACCTTGTGATAAGACCGGAATATACGATTTAAATCCAGAAGTTTACACCGACAAAATAGCTGAGGGATTTGACGCTGCTAGATGTTCGAAAGAATGTCCTATTGCGCCTTGTTCTGATACGGTTTATTTAAGTAAAGATCCTAGGCAATTCAATGCGATTAGAGCTGAATATACTCTTTTGGATAGTGTTCCTATAGATGGAAATGTCCGTTTGCGTGATATTTACAATAAAAAATACGATGATTATGGTAAAGGTTTTAATCCCTATGAAAAAATACGAGATGGTCAGATTCTTTACTATGTAGATAAGTCTATAGAAAATGCTTTTTACAAGCCTGTCTATAGTGAAAAAGCCGAAGAAAGTTCAGTTCTTTACAAAGACCCTATGGGAGCGATGAAACCAGAATATAATAGAAAAGCTCTTATAAATACAGAGAATCCTACAGTTAATAGACCTAGTAGCTATCCATATTGTTTATCGTTTATGCAGGATACACAGTCGTATAGAGAAGATTTGATAGCTCTTCAACAGCGTAAGCATAATCAGGAGAAATGGTCGGCTAGATGGGGAAGTTTAGATGAATAAAATTTTATTTAGATTTGAAATAAAATTAAGTTATTGTAAAAAAAATTTCTTGCTCAACTCTTGTTCACAATCTGCTTTAGTTTTCCACATTTTACAAGACCAGTTACTACTTCTCCAATTATCCCCAGACCAGCAAGTTCCTGAGTCTGGGGAGGGGGGATTATAAGCGGTTAAATTTGTTTTGTTAAAATCACCAGTTATATGAAGCCACCATTTATATCCTTGTTCATTCAAGTCATCTTTCCAAGGATCATCATTTCCTAAACGTGTTTGTTTATTTTCCTGACACCTAGGACCATTTGAATCGGAATTAACAACATCTTTATTTCCTAGAATCCATTTATTTATATTTTCAAATTCGCTTTGACAATCATTTTTAGTTTTCCAACGACAATTAGTGTCTTCTGAATGACATGTGTTTCCGTTACCCCAAGTATCATTATTTGATTTTCCTGCTACTTTATAATAATAATAATTATTATCGGAGGAGACACATTTTGGTTTAACTGATGGAATACAAACATCAGTTCCCGATGTTCCACGTATATATCCAGTTTGGCAAGTAGCTACACATCCAGTTCCACAAGTAGAACTTAAAAAGCATTTTTCTTCCTTAATTTCCTGTGCAGTACAAGGAGTAGTCCCTTGCTTACATTCAGAGTTTTGGCATCTATAGCCTTTACAGGTATTTTTACAATCGTCTTCGGTCCCATAACAGTTACTTTCGATATTTCCGCATACTCTACCTTCAACGCATCCTTGGTTGCATCTATATCCTTTGCATTCTGCTTCGCATTTGGATTTTGTTTCTACACAAGAGTTTGGAATCATAGCAGCGGATTGGGTATTCTGTGTTTTCTTATGTTTACAGTCTTTTTTGTTTGATAGAAAAAGAAGGATTATAAGAAGAAGTAATAGTAGTAGCAGTAATATATATTTCGACCCTTTACTTTTCATTTATAATATAGAATATTATAAATTTTCCATACTGCGTATTAATCGTTTGCATTATATAGTCTCTGTACTCAAGAGATATGTCCGAGTGTTAGACTTACCAATTTTTCAAATGTACTTTTTCTAAATCAGTTTCACAATCTTCTTTACTTTTATACATTCGACATATCTGACTACCGTGTTCGTAATCATTTGACCAACAAGTTCCTGATTGTGGAGATGGAGGATTGTATGGATTAATATTTGTATTATTAAAGTCTCCAGATAAATGTATCCACCATTTATAGGTCTTAATACTATCTTTCCAAGGATCATTATTTCCTAAACGTTCTTGTTTATTTTCCTGACATCTAGGACCAGCTGTATCTGAGTTAATTACATTTCTATCTCCAACAATAAAATTATCCTGTTCTATAAAATGTTTAACACAATCTGATATACGATTTTGCCCGTTAAACCATTTACATTTGTTACCTGTATCTCCCATGCATACATTATTATTACCCCATACATTATTATTTGATTTTCCTGTCAATTTAAAATAAGCGTTATTATCACTACTATCAACACATTGCGGATGAAAAGATGGAATACAAACATCAGTTCCCGATGTTCCAAGTATATATCCAGTTTGGCAATTAACTACGCATCCAGTTCCACAAGTAGAACTTAAAAAGCATTTTTCTTCCTTAATTTCCTGTGCAGTACAAGGAGTAGTCCCTTGTTTACATTCAGAGTTTTGGCATCTATAGCCTTTACAGGTATTTTTACAATCGTCTTCGGTCCCATAACAGTTACTTTCGATATTTCCGCATACTCTACCTTCAACGCATCCTTGGTTGCATCTATATCCTTTGCATTCTGCTTCGCATTTGGATTTTGTTTCTACACAAGAGTTTGGAATCATAGCAGCGGATTGGGTATTCTGTGTTTTCTTATGTTTACAGTCTTTTTTGTTTGATAGAAAAAGAAGGATTATAAGAAGAAGTAATAGTAGTAGCAGTAATATATATTTTGACCCTTTACTTTTCATTTATAATATAGAATATTATAAATTTTTCATGTCATAAGAAGTAATAGTAGCAACATGTTACATAGAAGGTTACCATTACAGCTGGGAAACTATTTTTCTTATTATTCTTCATTTATTTATAAAACTTTATTTATAAAACTTATTAGCGACGACAGATGCCTGAACCAACGGGTCGGCTGCTGTTGGGATACATGCGTTTCTGCCAAGCTTCCGAGTTGATCTTGCGCATTCTTCTTTCTGTCATATCATCTCTAAATTGTACAGAATTTCTTAGCCAGCTGTCTTGTACTAAGTAGCGCATTTCGGCGTTGTGGGCGTTTCCGAATTCGCTTCCTGGTTGTACAGGTCCGTAGGTATCTGTGTAAGGTAGAAAATCTACTTTGCTACGAGTGATGTAATTAGGCATTTTAATAGCGTTTACATCATCGTACATAAATCTTGTTTGACCGGTAACAGGTTCTAGATAGGAGCGGTAAGAGGTACCGTAGCCGTAGAATCTAGGGTCATATACGTTATCATAGTCTGGGTTAGTTTTGACATTAGAAGCAGGGGTTTCTACGTCTGGCTCTATGATTCTGGGGTCGTGAAGAAGGTAGTGTAGTCCTTTTTCGTCGCGTTTTGCAGTTACGGGTTCGAATTGTTGAGTAAAAGAGATGCCAATGTTAGAGTTTATGGGTTCATTGACTTGGTTTAGAGTGTAATTTCCGGGAGTTATTGTTTGTGTGAAAAGATTGGTGTTGTATTGTGTCATGGAAGGGTCTTGTTCGCAGTTGCCAGCGGGGTAGTTAGAAGGGAGTCCGACTTTGGTTTGTTGTGGATTGTAGCCGCATGCGGTGTTTACCATTCCAGATGCGTTAGGTTCAATTACTAAGTCTTCTTCATAATTTTCTACAGTGGGAAGATAGATTTTTTCTACTGCGGGTCTAGGGGCGACGATGCATCCACTTGAGTAGTTTTCTCGGATATTTCTCTGATTGGAAGTAACTTCGGGAAGATAGGTTTTTTCTACGCCGGGTCTAGGGGCTACGATGCCTGAGTAGTTTTCTCGGATATTTCTCTGATTGGAAGTGACTTCTGGAAGATAGGTTTTTTCTACGCCGGGTCTAGGGGCGACGATAGAGGTGTAATTTTCTTTTGTAGTTTTTGGTTTGCAGGAGGGTACAATTTGAGTTCCGTTTGGTATGTAGTCACAGCAGGTAGATTGAGCGTAACCAGAAAGGTACATTTCTTGTTGAGCACCGGGGCTGTTTATAGCGGAAAAAACGATGAGATTATTGTCTTTCCATGAATCTAGGTCGTAGGAAGGGGGAACAACAACGGGAGCGATTCGAGTGGTAGGGTTGCCTTGTTCAACGTTGTTTAGGTTTCCTCTGGCTAAGCGTTGGTTCATTCCAATCGCGATGGTGTTTTCTGGGTCTCCACCTAGATTTTCTAGGCTCATTTGGTCGTTACAGAAGGGGAGAATTTCTCCGGAGTTTATGATTACGTTGTCGTATTTTTTTCCGGATGGAGAAAAGGATGTAGATTTTTGGATTATGCTTGAAGGTTTATAATTGATATAAGAGAGGCGAGGATTATTTACGTAATTTTCTTGCATTTTATTCCTTTGAATATAGTAAATAATAATTATAAATGCTAAAGAAATAATGAGAAAATAATCTGTGTGTTTGAAGTTTAGTAGCCACATGATTGTGGATATGATAAGGATTAGACGGGTAATAGAATTAAGTTGTTCTTGAAGGGGCATATTGGGGTGAGGAACTAGTTGTATAGAGCTGAATAAGCAGTTTATATTTTCGGTCCAAAATTTTTTAGAACAATCCATTTATTATATTATAAAATTATAATATAGTTAAACTATTATAAAAATGAAAAAAAAATATTTTTCTATTTGGGTTTAAAATGTCTAGTAAAAAGGAGAAAAGGTATATTTTTTCCCTGATAGGTGTGAATATAAATAAGGTAGATCAGAAATATAATATAGTTCCTAATTCGGTAGAAGATGAAATTATACCTGTAAATACTACGAAAATAGATGATTTAGATATTATTAAGAAGACACCTGAGATAGTTTCGTTTTTAGATGAGTCAAAACAGATGAGAAAATGTACTATATCTATGATTGATTTTCAAACGGATAAAAAGATAGAAGGTAAGGTGAGATATAAGTGTTTTTGGGATCGTAATTATATTCCTGATAATGTGAAGCCGATAGGGTGTCCTATTAAGTATGTCGCTAGTAAAGCGACAAAGACTTATATTTCGGAGATAAGTAAGGAGAAGTATAGTATTCGGGAGAATGTTACCGATAAAAAGGCGAAAGAGTTGGAGAATAAGAATGATTCAAGGATAAAGATAGATGAGGAAAATTACTACCAGACGGATGGTATTTTTTGTTCTTTTAATTGTTGTATGGCTTATATTCATTCGCCTGAGAATAAGCATAATCCTATTTATCGTTATTCGGAATCTTTGTTGTTAAAGATGTATAACTGTTTTAATTCTGAGAGTGCGGTAGAGATTTTGCCGGCGCCTCATTGGAGGACGTTAGTAGAGTTTGGAGGGCATTTAACGATAGAGCAGTTTCGTCAGACATTTAATAGAGTTAGTTATTTTGATCATGGGATAATATGTGTTTCAATAGGGAGACTTTTTGAGGATAAGATTAAGTTTTAATAGTTTTATTTATTTTTTTAACACTTTTTCGGAGTGATTTATCTTTACTGAGACGTTCTTTCATGTCTCTGAGTTTATCTATAAGGTCTTTTAGAAAATTATCTTCGTTGCTGTTTTCATCTTTGAATTCAAATGGTTTTGCTGCTATGCAATTTTTGGGTTGAGTGTTCTGGACTTCATCATAATCGTCTAGTATGACGGTGTTATCTTGGTTAAATTCTTTTAGTTTGTAGATGTCCCATAAAACAGCTAGATTTTTGGTGTTATTTTTTAGTTTTTTGGAAATATCGCAATGGTATGAGAAGAAGATGTAGTCAAGTTTGCGATTGGTGTTTCCGGCGATTATAATTTTATCTATAATAAAGAGAGCGTAATCTTTAGTTGCGGCAGTCCATATAGATACGTTAAAATTGTCGAAAAGATAGGTTAAAAATTTTTGTAATCCTGGACGTTCAAATACAATATAGTAATTGTCCATATTATGGAAAACGAATTTTTTAGCTTTTTGTTTATTTTTTTTGAAATCATATTCTTCGCATGGTTCTGCTGATATGAGTGTTTGATCTAGATCTAAAATAAAATTTCCTTTTTTTCTATTTTCTCTCTGTTTCATTTATTTATGTGATAATTTTATAATTAGATAATAATTACTATGGTCTTCGATCTCCTAGAGGTCTTCTAGCTGGATGTCCTAGTTGTTTATCATCAAGTTCTCTTAATTTGGCTAGTTCATCTGCTTTAGCTTTAATACCGTTGGAGTCTACTGTTTTTTTATCTGCTTTTCCTTTCGTTGTATTTTTTGGTTGTTTACGGTTATCTGTCATTTCTCCGCTAAAAAGATTATCATCTTCTATATAGGATCCTTCATCTTGACGAATTCTACGGGGAGGAGGTTTAGTAATATGTCGGTCAGTTTCCTCCTGGCTTTCTTCCTCTTCGTATATAATATTTTCTATAGATGTTTGATTGTCTCTAGAGGGATGTGATAGATCTCTTTCTATGTCTGTTTCCGTATCTCTTTCTATCTCTTGCATGCCGACTTCTTCTCTAGGTTCTGGTCTAGGGCGTATTTTTGTTTGTGTTTTACTAGGGGGAGGTTGCTTGCGACGTTGAGCAGCCGGAGGAGCTGGAGGTAGGGGTGGTGGAGGCGGAGGGGGTGGTTTTAGACGTGATATAAGAGTCTCTATCCAAGAAAATGCATAAGAACCGTCATATTTTTCGACTTTGCCGTTGGAAAATATAGAAAGAATGCAAGGTACAGATGAAACATCTATTTGGTTATTTTGTTTTATTCTTTGGCGAATGCTTTCATTATCGATGCATAAAAGTTGTATGTGTGTGTCTAGTATATCTATGCCAGATGCCGATATAATGTCAAACATTTTTTTGCAGTTTGAGGAGTATTTACTAAATAATAACACAGAATATTGGGGATCCATTTTAGTAAAAATGTTTTCTATTTTAAATAATATATGGGGTAAATAAAAGATGAACTATGGATTAGAGACATGTGGGGAAAAATGTGATCTTAACTATATTCGTCACGTTGGATGGGATGAAGATAATGAGTGTTTTCGCCGTTATTACTCGGAAAAAACACTAGATATTATCTCTAAAAAAGTCACTGAGTTGACTCGTGGTGTGGATCCTCAGAATCGTAAAATTATAGTTCCTAAAAATCGTATATGTGAGGTAATGGATGGTATCTATAGAAATTTTAGACCGGCTACAGGTGATATTTACAGTAGATATATTGTGCCGAATGACCAACAGGGTAATATGGTGCAAAGTATGATAGATCAAACTATAGAAGTTATTACTAACCATATTCGTAATGAGTTAGGAATGGAACAGGCGAATTCGAAATTATCGGCGTGGGTACAGGTTTACGGCGACTTTAATCCGAATGGATTACGTCAAGTGCCTCCTATTAAAACAAGAGAACGTAGACCGGCCACCCTACAATTTCACATGAATTATTAACGGCAATATAAGCTTATAGTTTCTAGTTTCTAAATTCTATACAATTTAGAAATTCTTATAATTTAACCTATCCATATTTTTGAGATTAAACCATGAGTAGCGACGACATTTATTCTGTCTTTTCTATAGTCTTGGGTATAAGCCATATGAGGGAAGAGTATTCTGACTGTTTTATCGGGAAAATCTTTGAGAATTTTATCGACAGATTTTCCTATGTATTTTTTTAAAGGGTCAGATGACATATTTATATTATTTTATTCTTTTATAAGTTTCCATTTACCTGTTTGTTGGTCATAGATTATAGTTTCTTTACTATATTTAACGTCCGCTTTAATTTCCGGTTTAACGTCCGGTTTAACGTCCGGTTTAACGTCCGGTTTAATTTCCTGTTTAACAGTCCTGATACGGAAAGACATTTTACCTATAAGAAGAATTTTTTAAAAAGCTTACAATGGTATGGTAAGTTTCTAGAGCGGTAACTACCGTTCCCGTTGGTTGGTAATCAAGGCCTTTTGATTTAGGTAAAAGTGTAATTTCAATAGGAAGATCATCAACTTTGTATTTATACTGTTCGTTATTTTTAGTCGTTATTTGTATTTTCTTGTCTAGTTCTGGAATACGGCGAGGTATATAGGCATGAGAAGGGATATTGTGTTCGTCTGTAAGAGTTCTTGTTTGAAGAGAGATCCAATATAAATCTAATAAGAATTTTTCTGTGCCATTGGGAAGTTCATCTTTATTTACAAACACGATTACATAACGGTATTCTATGCCTAGAAGAGCGTGAATTTTACAGATATACATACTGTAGTTATTAATGTCTTTAATTTTTGTCATTTTTGGGTTTTTAAAGTACTGAGAAAAAAGAGAATATAGGTCTTCTTTTGCTGGGTCATAGTCTACGTCTAGAGGTTGTCCGTAATAAGCCATTTTTATATGTTATATATTTTTTTATATTAAATTAGATAAAGACAATGAAAGAAATGGTAGTTATATTAGTACTAGCGTTTGTTATTATATTTGTAATTTGGATTAACTATAAAGATAATAAGGAGAAAAAGAAAAGAGAAGAAAGTAAAGATATAGACTTGGAAAAAGTTGGAAGTTTTCCAGATGATCCGGAGAAAATCAGAAAAGAATTTCATTTAGTTCCAGGTCAAAATTATATTATGCCAAAAAAATTTAGTGTAGGGATGATAAACAATCCTAAATATGTTTCTATGAATAACTGTAATCATAATGTTCTTTATCCTATCAATCCTGTAGATGTAGATTATGGTTCTAAAATGCCATCTTACTGCCCGTGTATGCAATTTATACAAGCTCCTTAGAAATTATTATTATTTATGTAGTAAATAATAAATGTCGAGAAAATGTTTTAAAGTACACGCTAAACGTTCGTATACTACAGTTGAAAATAAACAAGAATCTATATTTCCTAATTTCGACAAACCACCAACTCCTAATAGTATATTTGTTTACGATGGAGAATCTTGGAAACTAAACAATATATACTCTTTTATACAAGAATGTATTTCTAAACATGTTAAGTTTTCAGAATCTCGTGGTCCCCCTGGCATTCAAGGATTACGTGGTCCTCCCGGCATTCAAGGACCAGAAGGAGTTATTGGTCCTCGTGGACCTAAAGGACTTTCTGGCTCTATAGGAGACAGAGGTTATACTGGACCTACCGGTCCCATGGGATCTCAAGGCTTTCAAGGAGATATAGGTCATACGGGTGCGATTGGATCTCAAGGTCTACAGGGATTGCAAGGCTTCCAAGGTCTTCAGGGAGATATAGGTCCTACCGGTGCTATAGGATCTCAAGGTCTACGGGGAGATATAGGTCATACGGGTGCGATGGGATCTCAAGGTTTACAAGGAGATATAGGTCCTATCGGTGATATAGGCTTGCAAGGTCTACAGGGTCTACAGGGTCTTCAGGGAGATATAGGACCTACCGGTGCTATGGGATCTCAAGGTCTTCAGGGATTACAAGGCTTTCAAGGAGATATAGGACCTACCGGTGCTATGGGATCTCAAGGTCTTCAGGGATTACAAGGCTTTCAAGGAGATATAGGACCTACCGGTGCTATGGGATCTCAAGGTCTTCAGGGATTACAAGGCTTTCAAGGAGATATAGGACCTACCGGTGCTATGGGATCTCAAGGTCTTCAGGGAGATATAGGTCCTACCGGTCCTATGGGATCTCAAGGTCTTCAGGGAGATATAGGTCCAACGGGTTCAGTTTATTTAGGAGATGATATTATGCAGAGTATAATGGTGGGGTTAAATATGAATAATCCTAATGTGGGTAGGTCTAGTGTTTACGTAGGGTATGATTCAGGAAAGGATAATAGTAATGAGAATGTGTATGTTGGGTATAAGGTTGGTACGGTTAATTCTGGAGGTTTAAATACATTTGTTGGCTCTGAAGCAGGGAGATATTCATCGGGTACGCAAAATACGTATATAGGAGATAGTGTATGTGCAGCTACAGGTTCTAATGGTAGTTATAATGTTTATGTTGGAGCAGAAGCTGGATTTAATAATACAGATGGGTTTGGAAATGTGTTTGTAGGTGCGGTATCTGGAGCGTCTAATAAAGAAGGTAGTTGGAATATTTTTGTAGGGCAGTCGGCTGGTAATTCTAATATTTCTGGTACAAATAATATTTTTATAGGAGCAAATGCAGGTATAAGTAGTTTATATGGAAATAGTTGTATATGTATTGGTGATGGTTCAGATACGAGTAATGATACGCCGATAAATCAGTTAGTATTTGGACAGGGAGTTGTTTCATTTGGAGATAATACGCTTACATTTCCTAGTAATTTAAGAGCATTGCCAAATGGTACGGAAGTTAACTTTTCATCGTCTGGTGGTGGGTGTTTATATCCTGTTTCATCTTCGATAAGATGGAAAAATAATGTAGAGGATATATCATCTCAGATTGATACTAGTCGGGTGTATGATTTAAGGCCGGTGACATTTAATCCAGCAGTAGGGCATGGTGATGAGAGTGAATTACATATTGGATTGATAGCGGAGGAGGTGGAAAGAATTTTTCCAGTTATAGTTCCAAAGGATGATATAGGGAGACCGTCGAGTGTTAGATATTCTATGTTGAGTGTATTGTTATTGGCAGAGATGAAGAAGTTGCGAGATGAAATAGGTGAACTTAAAACTAAAATATGTTAGTAAATAAATGAGTAGACAAAGTCCTTGTGCAAACTCTAAAGCAACTGGATGTGAAGGTTTTGTGACACAGAGAGGTGTTATTTTCTGTGATGTGTGTACAGAAGTAAGAAAAAATACTAATAAGGCTCGTAGAGAACAGAGTTTTGAAGATTTGGTAAATAGAAACAAAGAACTAGAAACGGAAGTTCAAAATCTTAGAAAGAGTAATCATGAAATGGAACTAGAGATGAAGGAACATATAGATACTATCTCTAAATTAAGAGAAGAAGGTAAAGAGTATATTGAAAAATCTAAATATATAGTTTATAATGATCAGTTAGAGAAGGAAAATACAAGGATGGCAGAATTGGTGGTAAAATTGCGGAATGAGAATGATACGTTAGTGAAGGAGAGGGAAAATTATCATATTCTGTATTCTCAGGTAAATATAGATAATCAGAAACTTGTGTTAGAAAATATTAGATTGGGGAGTGCAAATGAATCGTTGAAAGAGCAGAATCAAGATCTCTTAAGTGAAAATGAGATGTTAAGGAGTAAGTAAATTATTACTATGCTGTAATAATTTTTTTTTTACTTGGAGCGAGAGGAAGAAGAGGAGGAAGAAGAGGATGAGCGAGAAGATTTTTTATTGTCTTTGTCCTTGCCTCTTTCTCGTCTAGGTTCGGGTTTTTTAGAGACTTTAGTAGCTAATTTCATGTCTCTAGCGATCTTTTTTTCTTGCTTAATAACGTAAGAAGTTATTCTCTTTTTAAGGTCGTCAAATGATTTGTTTAATATACGTATAAGTTCTTCGGGATGTTCGTTAGCCATTTTCTTTCTACAGAATAATGTTTTTAAACTACATTAGTTTAATCTAAAGCTATTACTGTAAAGGATTAAATGTCATCACTAAATGAAGAATTAGACTTTAAAAAACTTGTGACATATTATGAGAAAAATAAACATTTACCTTGGGAAGAATGGTTAAAAGTTAAGAAGATTTTTGCACGGCCTGGTAAACAAGGATTAGTAGGTTTAATGTGTGGGAAAGAGGATGAATCTATTATATATGTGTTTAAAATTTCTCAAAGTATTAACTATCTAGTGCAACATGAACTCTCCGTTATGACGTCTATTAATGAAATTGCAGATTTTTGTCCGCATTTTTGCCGTTCTATAGGGGGTATTACATGTCAAGTAGATCCAGAAAAACGTAAAGAAGGGAATCCTTTTGAATCAGATTGTAAATACAAGATAGAAAAAGAAGTTCTTCTTACAGAATATCTACATAATAGTTATAAATTCTATAATTATATAGTATCAGAAAAGGTTCATGAATCGGTTCTTTATTCTGTAGTTAAACAAGTTTTGTTAGCCTTTACTATAGGTCAAAGAAATAAGAATTTTTCTCATTATGATGCACATTCTAATAATATAATGATAAAGAGATGTAGTAAAGATCTCGTATTCTTGTATGTTATAGATGAGCATAACCAATTCTGTGTTTCTACAAGAGGTTGTTATCCTGTTCTTATAGACTTTGGATTTTCCTATTCAGTCGATATGAATAATGGACCTTTATGGCCTAGTCTTAACCATACTGAAGTAGGATTTCTTAGTGATAGATTTGACCCTATAGCTGATCCGAAATTGTTTCTTGTTACAGTATCGGATGAAATTCATGAAAATAAAAAGAGTAAGAATAGTAGAAAGTTGAAAAATATTACAAAAAATATCTACGGAAAATTAGATTTAGATTGGGATTCTGGATGGGATAATGACTGTAAAAAATGTGCTACAGATTATGTTATAAAAATACTATCCAAACATAGTAAAAGTTCGCATTTATTTAACGAGTACGAATATTATTGTATGGATATAATACAGACCTTGATAATATTACCATTAGAAGAACAGCCATATGAAAATATAGAAATTCCATATTTAACTTTTTTGGGTGAATTTACTAAAATAGAAAGTGAAATTAGCTCACCTTTCTACTGTTTATACATACTCAAAGGGATTACTGACTCAGCTAGAACGGTGAGAAATGACTACCTCAATAAAAACACGCGGGAACATGCAGTGGGGTATTTTCGTCACTCTATATTAGAGCGTATAGATTCGGTAGCTAAATACTGTAAACCGAAAATAAATTATGAAAAAATGCTGTGCGGATTGTTATGTTTAACTAGAGCGATGGAAGGGGTGTTATACAAAGCTATGAAAGAAAGAACTTCTGTAAAGGAGAAGTCTTATAGAGAAGTACCTTTGCAAACACCTGAGGAAATTTTCACGGCTATAGACTTTAATATAGAAGATGATTATGAGTTTAACAGTAGGACAAGTGTAATTGTTATAGATAATATGAAAAAGAGCTGTTATCCAATGGATTTGTCTGAGGAACAGAAAAGGGAAATAAATTCCTATGTGTCTATATCTAGGGGTGGTGAATTGTATAAAATGCTTAAATAAAATTTATAATAATTATTCTAATAAATGTCCTGTGGATGTAGAAAACAAATCGGAAGTTTCTCTTCTCAAAAAAATACATGGTCTCCCCAAAGTAGCCTAAATATGGCTAACTGGACTCCCTATGCAGAACTCCAGAATCCTAAGAATTTATATGGCTCTAATACAGTATGTGAAAAGTACTGTTCTTCTTCTGGCTGTGATCTCTATAGAGTTGAAGCTGATCCTATTACAAACTCATCTACCCCTATACTTGAGCGTTCGGTAATAGTAGCTGGTAGAAGTTTTAGAGAGTCGTATGAGCGAGGTGCAAAGTGTCAATCGTATATGACTGTAAATGATACGTGGGGAGTTCAAAAACCCTATATGGCATAGTTTTCTTCATATCAAGAAAGATATAAAGAATTTTTTATATATATGAAAATAAATGTCTAACATTGAAAAACTAAAAGAATTAAAAGAAAAACTTGCAAAGCAACAAGTAAAAGGCAAAGTTGTAAAAGTAAAAAAAGAAAAACGAGTAGCACCTCCACCTTCTAAAATTGTTACTTCTTTAGGAAAAATAGAAAAGAATACAAGAGATGAAGAAAATCTTAGAAAAGGTCTTTCTGATATTATGAATAATAGATATGATATCGAAAAAGCATTTGAATTTTTTTCTAAACAAGCATCTTCTGCTATTATCCTAGAAAATTCAGAAGGGGACGTTGGTGATATGTTACAAATCTGGGATAAACTAGATGAACAATCTAAGCAAGATTTTGCTATGCAAGCTATTCCCGGCTACAAAAAAGAAGCATGGGGAATCGGAGGAATAATCCAAAAACTTATAGCTCTTCCCATAGATCTAAGAAATGACTTTATAAAGGAATATCTAAACCAAAAACTTCCCTATGATAGATTTTACTCTTATTGGTCTAATCTAGAAGCTGTAAAAGAAAAAATCGAAGAGTCGCAATCACAGGCAGATAAATTAGACGAAGATGATATTGAAAAAATGCGTTTAGAACTACGTGATAGAGCTTTGGAATATGCTAAAAGAAAAAATATAGCTATAAGAGAGAAACAGGATAAGATTATTCGCAAAGATGGAGGTGAAGATATAGTCAGAAAAGATTCTTATATAGATATTTTAAACAGAATTAGACCGAAAGGATTCGAAAAAATCCATAAAAGATTAGCCAAAGATTATATAGAATTAGCGACCGCTTTAGGAGCTAAAAATGCACAAGATATGAAAGTAATAGATCTTCTTACCTTTATTTCCAAAGAAAAAGCAAAGTTAATAAGTTTAGTCGATGTAGACGTCGTTGAAAAACTAAAAAAGATGTCTCGAAAAAAACTTATCATACAAGCCCATAAATTAGATATACCTAACCCAGAAGACTTATCAGATGAAGTACTCTTTATAAATCTTCTTCAAGCTAATAAAAGTAAAGATAAACAAAAGTCTAAAGAAGACTTGTTAAGAGAAGCAGAACTTCTTGGAATAGAAAATCCAGATAATTACGATACACCCAGTCTTGTCGCACGCATAGAAGATGCTCGATGGAGAAAGCACAGAAAAGAAAAAAGAATGAGAAAACTAACTAAAGAACACACTGATCGTTCTGTAAATATCCAAAAAACCTATGATAAAAAGTATCATCATACAACTATAGATACAACTGATCGTTGGAAAGAGATTAGAGAAGAATTTGAAGAAGATACCGATACTCAACTAGATGAATTTAAACAAAAATTAAAAGAAATTGGTGATAGATTATCCCAAGAACCCCCTCCTCCTTCCCCTGTAGAAATAATAGAAATAAAAAAGAAACGTACAAATCTAGCAAGACAAATAAAAAGTATTAAAGAAGAACAAGAAAGACTAGAAAAACTATTATCACAGCCCATAAACGATAGAATAATCTCTATAGCCAAGAAAAAACTATCTTCAGAACTCTTGAGAATTTCGGAAAAATCAAAAGCCTATAAAGTAAACTCTCCCTACATTAACATAGCAGTTGATCTAGCCATAAAGAGAGATCAAACTGCAAAAGACCTATTTAAACTTATTGCAAATTTTGTAGTTTATCTCAATCTTAAAAAAGCGAATATTCTTCGCAAAAGAATTAAAGCTGAATACTACTTACCCGATATACTATTACAGCTATCTCCCGAAGATAAACTTCCCGAGATATTCGACCCTTTATCTGATGTTTCTGATAAGACAAAAGAAGTTTACAGTTCTTACATAGATAACTACATTAATAATATAGTCTATAATATGATCGGTCCTTTAGATCCTACCGCTCAAAAAGCTTCTAAATCCGAAGTAGGTATTATCTCACCGGAAATAAAGTATAATGAAACTGTTTGCATCGGTATGGATAGAGTAAAACCCGAAAATATTGTTTACTACACCGATCCAGATGATTCTAAAATTTACTGCCTTGATATAGACGATCTTTCTATAAAATTTAGCGAAGATAACTTTACCAATCCTATCACTGGGAAACTTTTCTCCGATGAATTTATACGAAGATTTATAATAACTTATCATGACTCCGAATTCAATACCAATTTCAACTTTCCATACATCGATATAAAAACAGATATTAAAAAGGGTAATATTATTAACCCCAAGACCGGTAGAGCCTTTTCTAGCTCCTTTATTGAAGCGGTAAACAAAGGAAATACATTTCTACTCAACCGACAGTTTATCCGCTTAGACAGACGTGTAGCATCCTGTAAAAATAGCATAGATGTCTTAAACGAACCCATAGAAAATATCGTATATTATAAAGACCCTACCGACAACTCAATCTACTGTTTTAGTATAAAAGATCTAGAACAAATATTGGAAAAAGACTCTGTAAATCCACATACCGGAAGAAAGTTTAGCCAAGCTTTTATAGATAGATTTAACAAGATGTTTAAACTAAAGCAAACAAACCTTCGCAAAATCTACGGAGATGATTTTTTCAAAGATATACAAGAAGAAGAGAAAAAAGAACAGGAAAAAATTGTACCAAAACAAAATATAATTATACCAGATCTTTGGCAACTAGTTTCCGCAAATATATTTCAAGACGGAGACGAAATAGAAGAAGAAATGTCTATGAGTTTCAAAAAGAAAAAAGATGAAGATGAAGATGAAGATGAAGATGAAGATGAAGATGAAGATGAAGATGAAGATGAAGATGAAGATGAAGATGAAGATGAAGATGAAGATGAAGATGAAGATGAAGATGAAGATGAAGATGAAGATGAAGATGAAGATGAAGATGAAGATGAAGATGAAGATGAAGATGAAGATGAAGATGAAGATGAAGATGAAGATGATCAAGATAAACAAAAACACATGAAAGATAAAGACGATGAAACTGAAGACGATGAAACTGAAGACGACGAAACCGAAGATGACGAAACTGAAAATGACGAAACTGAAGATGACGAAACTGAAGATGACGAAGACACCGATAAAGATACTGACGAAGACACAGATAAAGACACCGATAAAGATACTGATAAAGACACCGATAAAGATACTGATAAAGAGACTGACGAAGAGACCGATGACGAAAAAAATAAGAATAATGAAGACAGTGAAAAAGATACACAGAAAAAGTGTGCTCAATGTGACGAGAAGATATCTGATGATACACAGATTAGAACAATTGTAATGAAAAATAAAAAACCGCAAGTTATCTACTTTTGCTGTCTAAAATGTATGGAAAAATATAAGTTTCCTAAATTTAAAAAATAAAGAGTTATATTTCTATTGTAGAAATATAATGTCATCATATAATTTGGAAAAATATAGCATAACCGAATTACGAAAAATGGCAGAAAAAATGAATCTAATAAAGGGAAAAAACAAAAAAGAAATTATGGATCACATTTCTAAAGCTTTTGAACAATCTAAATATAAACGACATTATCAACTCGGAGAAAAGGGGAAAGAAGGCACTACATTTCTTGTCACAGATAAGAGAGGACGAGAATATGCGATGAAAACGTTTAGAAAAGGTAAATCATCTAACACTCTATATCGAGAATATTCATTGCAACATAAGGCTTCTAAAGTTGGAGTAGCACCTCGTGTCTATAATTACGATACTGTAGGAAAATGGATACTGATGGAAAAGATGGATTGTCATTTTTATGAAATTATAGAAAAGGCCAAAGGGAATATAACAAAGAAACAACAAGAAAGATTATACGAAATATTTACAAAACTAGATAAAGCCGGAGTCTTTCATAACGACGCTAACATATGTAACTATATGCTAAAAAATGGACAAATCTATCTAATAGACTATGGATTCTCTAAGGAAATTACTCCTAAACTGAAGAAAACATTACAAACAGAAACTCCCAATGCGAGGCTAATGCTAATTGGATTAGTTCTAAAATTAAAGGAAATGAAACTTCCAGAAAAATCATATAAATATCTTATCCGTTACATTTCAGAAGAAGATAAGGAAAAATTCGGTCTTAAAACACAAGAGATAAAGAAAAATGCCTTGGTGGAACAAAAAATACGGAAAAGATAGTATTTGCGCTATAACACACTGTAGACTTCGCTCTGGTAAAAATAGCGATGGATTATCTTATTGTATTTTTCTTCCTTGTAAACATGGATTTTATAGGTCTGCTATAACTAATCTAGTTATTTCTAGTGAAGAAATTTTAAAATGCCCTCTCTGTAGACAAGAATTCGACCCTATATTAGTAGTTGTTTAATTATATATTTATATATAATAAAATGTATTGTGGAAATAATCGTAGACATCCAGATCTTCGGTCTGGAAGAAAAGTCATTGGCAATAGATACGATTGTTTCAGACGAGGTGTTGGAGTTGGGCTATCACTTCCCTACGATTCATCTTATCTTAATAGATATGTACCTATAGATCCTCGCAAGATATACTGTGGAAAAAGCGATAGATTACCAGAAAACTATCACATACTCGGAAGTAACCCTATGTGTTATACGAAAGGAGTTGGAGTAGGTCGCACTCTCAAAGCTAAACGACAAAGAATGGGGAAAAGACGCAAATCTAAACTCAGATTTTCTAGGAAAAGTAAGCGCAAAAGTAAGCGTAAGCGCAAGAGTAAGCGCAAGAGTGTAAGAAAAAGTAAGCGCAAGTCTCGCAACACACGTTCGCGTAGGGCAAAGAAGAGCGTAAGAAAAAGTAAGCACAAGTCTAGGTAAAAAATAAAAAAATTGAAAAAATATTTTTCTTTAAATATTTTTTTCAAAGATGGCAAATAACACTAACACTACAATTATCTTTCCGGATTTTCTCTACAAATATGGAACCTCAACAATGTTTAACAACATCACGCATGTTCAACTTCTAGAAACAGTTACGAAATTCATCCTTAATCAGTCTATTGAAACAGTGATTGTGTTATCGACAGTGTTCTTAATCTATTATTTAGGGTTTCAAAACAGGAATATCCGGAATAGTCGAAGCTACTACAAACAGTTATACACCGATGCATACCAAGACTGTCTTCGTCTAGAAGATACCATTATGCTATTGCGAAAGAAAGTAAAGTCGCTTGAAACTCGCTTAAACATGAAACGACGCGAATTACAATCTCTAGATATTGACCGCGAAAAAATCGCCGATGACTTGGTTGACATTATGAAATCTCTACCAGTAGATGCTCATGATTCTGTTGCTCTAATTAAGAAACTAGCAAACAAGTTCGATATTTCCATTTCATTCGAATCTTCCAATAAGAAGCGTAAAAATACACGCCTTCCCACTCGCCGTCAACCTAAACGTTCGGCTGCTCCAGTTAAATTTATTTTTGACGACAGTGATAGCGAAGATAACAATATGACTGATCCAGATTACAAAATCTAAAAACATAATTATATTTATAAAATGTCTTCCGAAAACGCAGAAAATAAGAATAACACCAGTGAAATGCTAAACAATACTATCCGAACTCTTTTCGACCGAGTTATCGAAAATAATAACAGGGAAAAGAGAGATTCTGAATCCTCATCTTCTGAATCTTCCTGTGATGTCAATCCTAATAACAATCCCAAGTGGGAAATTATACGCAACTTAGCAGAATCGCAAAATCACCTATGCCAAATGTTTCTTCGTCTTATGGAAGACGAAGATGTAGATGAATAAATATTATTAATTTTATCATATAATTTATATGATAAAATTTTAGTCAATAAGCGGTAAGTTACCAACCCGGTATCTTTGGCCATGTTTAAACCACTCTTTAGTTCCATCATTTCGAATAACAGCAGGTAAATCACCTTCCCTGTGTAGGTGTCCGTTTCGATACCATTCTTTTGATCCATCATTGCGAATAACAGCTGGTAAATCATCTTCCCTATGTAGTTCCCCCATTTTATACCACTTTTTAGTTCCATTATTGGAAATAATAGAGGGTAAATCACCATCCCTATGTAGTTCCCCATTTTTCCACCACTCTTTTTTTTCATCATCCCATATAACAGCTGGTAAATCACCATCCCGATGTAGCTCTCCATTTTTCAACCATTCTTTTCGTCCAGACTCCCATATAATAGCGGGTAAATCACCTTCCCGATGTAGTTCCCCATTTTTCCACCATTCTTTTTTTTCACGACCCCATATAACAGCTGGTAAATCACCATCCCGATGTACTTTCCCGTTTTTCCACCATTCTGTTGCACCATGGTAATACACAATGGCTGGTAAATCATCATCCCGATGTACTTTCCCATTTTTCCACCATTCTTGAGTACCGTCATCGCAAATAAAAGCTGGTAAATCACCTTCTCTATGACATTCTCCATTGATATACCAGCTTTTTGATCCATTTGCACCCTCAAAGGCTGGTAAATCTCCTTCACGATGTAGTAGTCCGTTACGATACCATTGTTTGGCGCCATTTAACCATTCTATTGCTGGCAAATCGTCATCTCTATGTAGTTCGCCATTTCGAAGCCATTCTTTTCTTCCTTCTTTTTCTTCTACCGTATAATTAGAATGATTTTTCCAGTAATTTAAGACTCGTTCTTTCTCCTTTCCCTGTAAAGAAAAGACTTTCAATACATGTTCATCTTTGTTTATATCTAAAAAACCGCAAATGACAGACATACAATCTATATTTAAATGAGACAGTCTTGTTTTATGCATTTTAGAAAATATAATTTACTCTTAAATTACTTACGTAGAAACATATATAAACCTAGTAAAATTACTAAAATAAGCATAACTATCACTATCGTATTGTTATCATTTTTTTCTTCCTGTTCTTTCTCTTCTTTTTTCTGCGGTTTCTCTTCTTGTTTCTCTTTGCTTTGAAAGGGTTCTACTGCGTTAAAATCAACTACGCAAGCGTCTCTGCACTCTTGTACTAAATTAGACGTTTCGCATAACTTTAAACACTTGTTTAGAGAATTTTCTGGAGTTTCTCCTCTTTTTAGTAAGACGGGAACATAGTGGGGAACTTGCCCCCAGAAAACGGGACGATAAGGGACTTGATGGTCGCAACTACCTACTCCGTATAATTCATGTTTTTTCTGTTCTATGAGATTTTCACAGGCTTTTGAACATTGTGGATCCATGGCATAAGTATCGTAAGTACCGCTAAAAGCAGCGCAAATTCCAAAACAAGTATCATTATACCCTTGTATTCCATTTGTAGGGGATTTAGCATATTTCATACATGTAGCTTTGACAGGATTAACTAAATAAGACATTTATTATTAAGAGATTTTTTCTTATTTTAACACTACCTTTCTTGTAAAAAATGAATGGGATTAAAGTTACACAAAATGAGGTCTTTACATGCTTTTTTTGCAGAACGGAAATGAAATGCCCGCCTGATATTAGGGAGAAGAGGTGTAATTGCGGTGCTACCATAATAGAACATACAAAATGGTATACTCATTTTCCACAAGCCGTGCCAGTGGAAAAGCTAAATAATGAGACAGCGCGTCACTATGAAAAAATTAAAAATGGCAATAGACATACTATAGAAGAGTCAAAACACGAATAACAGATTTTTCTATATTAATTATAATATAGAATTAGATAGGAATATCATCACCTTGTTCAGTAGGTCTATATCCATTGCGAATATTTTGTTGAATATCTATAGTCTCTCGAAAAGCAATAGCTAAATCTTTTGCAAGATTACCATATTTATGAAGAGAAAATCGTTTTTTAACTCGTCTTCCTTGATATGGATATTGTACAATCCAACAATTATCATACTTACAAAAATGTACTCCAGTTTTATCAGATTTATTATCAGAGCGTTTACATTGATTTAGTTTATTTATATTTCCTTCTCCATTTCGTAAATTACGAATACGATTATCTAGTCCATTACGATTAAAATGATCAACTTCTTTGAATAAAGGACATAACAATCTATGAAAAGATTGACGAGGAATTCCAGCTTTTTTCTTGCCTGTATGTGCCATATAGTAAGTTTCTGTTTTTGTACCTTTGAAAGCACTCCAGATACATTTTGTTGCTAAAGGTAATGAAAATTCATCAAATTTAGCAATATGTCCATTTTGTAATTTCATTTCATAATAAATACCTTCGTCATCATCTTCAATTCTTCTATATTGATTTTTTGTCAAATCTTTTTCTAATGATGTTTTCGTTCTCCATTCTTCCGCTAATCGTTTGGCTTCTTCATTACCAAAGAATTTTTCATGGAATTGTTTCCGTGTCCCATCATTAAAACGTACAATCCAAGCACCATTGCTAAAATTAACACAACCTGCTGGGTGACCACCTTCCCAATCATATTCTATTCGCATCTTAAACGTTTGTTTTTTACTCATTTTATAAGTAAAAAATAAATCTTTAAATAAAAATCAATTTAGAAGAAAAAAGTTTTGATTTTATCCTGAGTAACTCCATTGATTTCCACATTCTACACAGCGTGAAAAAGTAGTCATGGGTTCGTCCGAACTTCGCACTTGCTTCTGTACACTCCATGTTTTCTTTGAATGGCACTTTCCGCATTCTGAAATTCCTTCTACTACTTCAAAAGGCTTGACAAGATACTCGTCAAATTCGCTAATTTTTGAAGAAATAGAATCGTATGTTTCGCTTTCCCATCCAATCTTTCCTTCTTTTACATTTTTTGCAATTTCCTTCATCTTTCCTAAATTCTGCAATAATAACCCTACAACCTGATATACACACCAAGTATACATTTCCTCATCGTCACTACACTTTTCGTATATATACTTCTCGAAAATTGTACAATTTTTCTCACTCTTCAATACAGTTGATAACGCTTTTAAGGAAAGTTCTCGATCCATTTACTTTTCGGTTTGTACAAGGTATTTTTTTCATTTTGCAAATCTTCTATTTGCCAGTTGTTATAAGGATAGATAATCGTTTCACACTTACTACATACATTTTTAGGGTAGTAATTCTTACTATCGCAAAATATACACTCCCTGTATAAAAACTTTCCACACATTGCTACCTTCATACTATTTCTAATATATTCTATAGCGTCTATTTTTCGGTCGAAAAATCCACATTGTACTATGATATTCTCTATCTCTAGCCATACAGAATGTTTTCCAAACTTGTACATTATTCGAAAAATAATCGGATAATATTCTTCCTTACTTATTCCATGAACTATAATCTCAAAGACAATCATCCTTTTATATTTTTTCCAGCTTTTTATAAAGTTTTATTAAATTTTCTCTCTCCTCTCCTTCAAACACACCATGCTCTGTTAGCCATCTTATCGCTAACTTTGACTTCGGATTCTGCTTATACAAACTCGTATAGAAAACATACAGTGGGTCTAGCTCATCTTTAGGAGACTCATATCTCTGATATTCCTTGTCATATTTCTTAGACCCTCTTGGTGTCTTACTCTTACTAGGTGTCTTACCAGGTGTCTTCTTCCATTCAGAAGCTGTTTTGTAGTATTTTTCTAAAGTCTTTAGTTTGCCATATTTAGAGTATATGTCTGATTCTTTCATTTCCTTTCCTCTGAAAAGTTTGAAAAGGTAGAAAGCTGTTAGGTAGCTATCTTTGGAGTGTTTTGATTTGTTAGAGATAATATTCCATCCGTGGTGTAGAAAGAGACATTGTACTAGTAAAGGAAGTTTTACAAATGCTTCCTTGCTTTCTTTTACTTTGTTATTTCTGAGTAAATTACAGAAAGATTCAATATCTTTGAAAGTTTTAGGGAGATCTTTAGGTTTTGCGTATTTTGTTTTACATTGTTCCATTTATAATTTAGAAAATTATTTATCATCTTCATTCATTACAAGTGCATTATTACTTCTAAGCCAATCGTTTACCTCCTTAGGATCTTCTATCTTCATTTTACAGGCTTTTTTAGGATCTAAATCATATTTTGTAATAATTATATTTTTTACATTTGGAATTAAATTTTTTACATCTTCATTGTAAGATAATAATATAGATTTTAGTCTGATAAAAAATCCATTGGTAAGAAATAGTGATTTGTCTCCTTGTGGAAGCGATGCTGATATTTGTACTTGCCACCAGTAGCTAAATTTTTCCAAAAAGCTATTAAGAAGTTTGGCGTCAGATTCATTTATATCTGTACCAATACGTTTTAATGCCTTAAGTACGGCATTGTCTAATGGTTTATTATGACCAAGACCATACGCTTTTTTTATATATCCAACTGGTTTAGTAATGTGGGGCTTTACTATTTCAACAGTCTGTAGTCTATAAAAGGGAAACCACATATCGGGAAAATTAGCACCTTCATTTGACGTTCCTGTAGAAAAGAAAAATGGACAATTCTTACTGATTACTTTCTGTGTAAAATGTCCCAATCCTTGATACCATTGATTAGTCTTACTAGAAATATAATAATCACCTTGATTAGGAACAGGAACTATACAGAAATATCGTGATTTCCCATATAGAATAAATGTTATACATTGTTGAATTTTAACTACATTGGAATGCCGTTTATTACTTTCTTCAATAGTTTGCTTTTCTTCTGGTTCTTGTCGTCGTTGTGCCAATCTAGCAGAAGCTAATTCTTTAGCTCTTGGTTTACTCATTTATAAAACTTATAATTTTAAAAATTTTAAAATTCCCATTTGCAAATGTACATATTTTAAAAAAATGCCAACACACATTTCAAAAAATGTAGACATGTCAATCTAGACGTTTTAGAATTTTAGAATTTTTAAAAATGTAGAAATGTCAATCTAGACGTTTTAGAAAAATGTAGAATTTTTGAAATGTGAAAATGTCGATCTGGACGTTTTGGAAAAAATCCCATTTTAGATACCTTTTTAAAAAATAGCTAACACACATTTTTTTGTGTGTCGTAAAAATTTTTTTACGATTTTCCAAAAAGATTTTTTTCAAACTGTATGCAGTTTGAAATCAAAAATTAGCAATTTTATAAATGATAGAAAATGATCATTTTTCATCATTTCTCATCATTTTTCATCATTATATTGGAAAATATATTGGAAAATATTCATTTCTCGTCATTTTTCATCATTATATTTAAAAATATATTGTAATAAATAAAAATGGAATTTATGTGTAATTTCTGCAATAATAAATTTAGTTCTAATATCAGCTTGAAACACCATCAAAAACATACTATATATTGTTTACAAAAACAAGGTAAAAATATAGATACTTACAATTGCCAGAATTGTCAAAAAAATTTTCAACATAAAAAAAGTCTTATAATTCATTTAGAAAAATGTAATAGCAAAAATGAAACAAAAACACAGGAAAATATTATTCAACAATTACAAAATACATTAGAAAGAGAGAAACTATTAAAACGACAGATAGAGAAATATGAATCTATAATACAAGATCTTACCAATAAACTTGAAAATGTAGCTATAAAAGGTGCTACTAAACCTACTAATACAAACATTATTAAGTTAGAGTGTTTAACAAGAACTCACATGGAAGATTGCGCTAAACTCATCACAGATAATGATATCCTGAACTATGATAATTTAGCTAAATTTGCAGTTGAAAATTCTTTCAAAAATAGAGTAGTCACTACTGACTTATCTAGAAAAACACTTACATATAAAAATGAGAATGGAAAAATTCTCAAAGATCCTAAAGGAAAAAAATTAGCTGTTATGTTTTTCTCTTCTATAAAAGATTGTGATAGTATGATAGATAGGGTTAAAAATATTATATTATCCGAACTAACAGATAAAACATCTGATAGAGAACGAGAATATATTTTCAACCGTATGAATGAGATTATAAAAGTCTATAAAGGGGTTACGAAAATCTCAGAGGGCGAAGAAAATACTCTCAAAGAAGAATTTATAGATAAATTATGCAAATTCTTGCCTGCTGAATAATATAACGATGAATTGTGCTAAAATGTGCTAAAATGTGCTAAAATGTGCTAAAATGTGCTAAAATGTGCTAAAATGTGTCGATTTTTTAACACATATACTAATACTCGGTTATTTCTTCTTCCTCTACGCATAACGGGCTAAATCCATCATAGAAAAGATACATTACTGTGCAATTGTATTTTGGACGTGATTTCTTAGCTTCCTCTATCTTCTTTACTAAAAATTCTGTTCTTCTTTTTTCTGAAAATTGTTTCCCATAACTCGACTTGTACTTATCTGGATTAAACCTGATATATAATAGATACTTTATACCTATATCGTGATATATTTTCCTCATTCTTGTTATTTCACATTCACACGTATAACTTTTTCTATTATGTTGTTCTTCATCACACTCTACTACTATACATCCCCATTCCGTTGCTATTACAAAATCGGGTCTTAAATTACTACATCCACCAGCTACTTTTTTATCATAAGATTCTATGTCTATCTTTGCCTCTTCTAAAACTTTATATAAACTCTCTTCCTTCCACTTTCTCTTTACAGTTTTACCATTTTCCGAATACTTCTCACATCCATTACATACATTCCCACTTTTTTCTACAAAAACTCCAAAACAAATACAGCATAAGTTATCAAATCTTATACTATCTTTACTCTCATGTTCGCTACAATAAAAGACTTTATCCTTTGCTGATATCGCAAAATCTTTACACTCACTACATCTCTTTTTTGGATGAATAACCATCCCTTTTTGTTTATGCCTACTACAATAATATGGAGGAAATCCAATAAAATTATAAGTAGGCCTAGTAGTACAATTAGCATGTTTGCATCGTTTATGTGTTACATCTACATAATCACTAGGCTTATGATCTTTACAATAGATAGCATCTTTTCTAGTCCCTCCAGATTTACCATAAACAGGATGAGTATCACAATTGGGATGTTTGCATCGTTTACTCACTACATTTACATAATCACTAGGCTTATGATCTTTACAATATATAGCATCTTTCTTACTTCCTCCAGATTTACCATAAACAGGCTGAGTATCACAATTGGGATGTTTGCATCGTTTACTCACTACATTTACATAATCACTAGGCTTATGATCTTTACAATATATAGCATCTTTCTTACTTCCTCCAGATTTACCATAAACAGGATGAGTATCACAATTGGGATGTTTGCATCGTTTATGTGCTACATCTACATAATCACTAGGTTTATGGCTTTTACAGTATTCAGCATCTTTCTTACGTCCTCTAGATTTACCATAAGTAGGCCTAGTAGTACAATTAGGATGTTTACATCGTTTATTAATTACATCTACATACTCACTAGGTTTATGGCTTTTACAGTATTCAGCATCTTTATTACTTTCTCCAGCTTTACCATAATTAGGCCTAGTAGTACAATTAGGATGTTTACATCGTTTATTCACTACATCTATATAATCACTCGGCTTGTGGTCTTTACAGTAATCAGCATTTTTCTTACTTCCTCCAGCTTTACCATAAGTAGGCCTAGTCTCGCAATTTGGGTATTTGCATCGTTTACTCACTACATCTACATAATCACTAGGCTTATGATCTTTACAATATTCAGCATCTTTCTTACTTCCTCCATCTTTACCATAAGTAGGCCTAGTCTTGCAATTTGGGTGTTTACATCGTTTATTCACTACATCTACATACTCACTAGGTTTATGTTCTTTACAATATTCAGCATCTTTTTTACTTCCTCCAACTTTACCATAACTAGACAGAGTAGTACAATCCTTATATTTGCATTTTTTAACCATTTTTATACATAAATCAAATTGTATAAAAAATCATTTTTAATTTAGACTGTAAATATTGAATGTTTTTGTAGAAAATAATTCTTTGAGAAGGTATGCTTTGGTTATGAATAGAGGTGAATTTTTATCAGCTAATTCTTTATCGTTCATAATAATCCAGAAATAGTCAATGATACTGAACTTTAACGATGGAATAAGAGTAGTTATGTATTTTTTATCCTTTGTCAATAAGCTATTTTCTTCTTGTTCTGGAACTGCTACTAGTTTAGGTGATAATTTAGCCATCTTTTTGCTATTTAGTGTAAAGGAGCTGTTGAAAATTAAATCTGGAGTTTTAGGAGGGGTAAAATTATTAACGTTCCCAATATAAGCCATAAGAGTACGCATTTTCCCCAATAGTGTAAATTTAACGGTCATTTTATTCTTCTTTATCTCTATACTTTTAATAGGTTGTGTATCCTCTATTTTCAAATAATTTCCTAACGTATTCAAATCTTTGGCTAATGTATCGCAGACATAGTAAAGTTCTGTTTGATTTTTAAAAGATTGTGAAGATTTTTTACACTCTGTTAAAATAGGGTAAAAAGAAGTATCAACTAAATCACATCCAATTAAAGTAGTACAACCAGTATAAATAAATACTCTTAAAACATCCATGGCCATGCCCGGATAATAAACGGTATCAACGTTTAATTTTTTCGCTAGTTTTTCGCCTTCTTTTACCCAGTTTTCTATAATTTTTTCAAAAGGCATCTTAAGATATCTGTGTAGATATGTATCTTGTTTTTCGATATCATCTTCATTTGCTGTGATTATTGTGGAGATTTTTCTCGCATTTTCTAAATAAGACATTTATATTATAAAGAATTTCTATTTTTCAGGAAGATACTGTTTGAATATGTATTCTCCCTTTTCGTCGAATATTTCTGATGTATTTATACTGCTGTAAGAAAGTGGATGGCAGTCTTTTGTGACTCGATCTGTAATTTTTATAAAATGTTCAGATACTACAGATTTTATAAATTCTGTTTCATTCATTAGTTCTTCATGTATTTTTTCATTCTGTCGTATGCCTGTTATCTTAATCGGTTTATTATAGGTTTTAGAGTAGTATAGAGCTATATCGTGTATTTTATAGGACTTTATCTGGGGTATATGAATACATCCGCTTTCTCCATATACTAATGTGTTTTCTATAAGGTCGATAGACTGGTCAAGAGACATTAGAAATCTTGTCATCCTGTTATCTGTAACAGAAAAATATTCTGCAGATGCGTCTTTTGCGATATTATTATAAACTTGAAATAAGCTACCGCTACTGGAGATAACATTACCGTATCGGACGATGGTGAATGATATATCGGGATTTTTCTTGGAGTAACTTACTGCTATTTTTTCACCTATACTTTTCGACATGCCATAGACGTTTATGGGTGAGCAAGCTTTGTCGGTAGATATAAGTAAAACTTTTTTGAGAAAGGTATCTTTTAGTCTACAGCATTCTCGAAAGATATTGTTAATTCCTGTTATATTTGTAAGACAGGCTTCTTCGATATTATTTTCGCATATATCTATATGTTTTAGGGCAGAGGCTATTACTATAATAGTAGGTTTAAATTCGTGTATCACATCTCGTACTGATATACGGTTTCTTATGTCTCCGATTCGAAATTCTAAATTTTTATACTTTTGGTTAAGTTTCCATTGTAAAACTTCATTTCTAGAGAATATTAAGATAGTGTTGTCTTTATTCCATCTTTCACATAATTGCGTTCCTAAGGAACCGCTTCCTCCAAAAATTAAGATATTTTCACCTTGTATCTTGGACATATCTTATCTATTATTTAAAGAATCTTTAAATAATACTTAACTAATGTCTATTCCAATATCTGATCGTATGCATCCTTTTGTTTATCCTTACGGAGCTGAAGTTATAGATCATCAGAAGTTTATTAAACTTATAGCTACTTATTACAAGCCTAAATTATATATAGAATATGGTGTTTTTTCTGGGAATAATATAGCGGGTATAGCTCCTTTATGTGAAAGATGTATAGGAGTTGATATTATAGATAAACCTCTATCCTTAAATAATATAGAAAATATAACGTATGTAAAAGGTAAAACAAGAGATTTTGGAAAATATATTAGGGAAAGTAACATGCAGTATGAACTTGCTTTTATTGACGCGGATCATAGTAGTAATGAAGCGTATAATGATTTTGTAGATTTGTTTGAGAATCTGATGGATAATGGGATAATTTTTCTTCATAATACATATCCGACGATAAAGGAACTGACTATTCCTTCACATTGTAATGATTCGTATAAAGTTCCAGAAATGATACGTAAAAACTATTCAGAACGAGCTGATATATTAACTATTCCTGTGTGTCCTGGATTAACTATGGTAAGAAAACGAAAATGTCTCCCTTGGATGATAAATGAGCCACTAAAGACTTGGATAATAAATCTAGATAAGCACAAAGATAGGAGGGCTTATATGGAAAATAGTATGAAAAATACTGGGTTAGATTACTCTTTCTTTAATGGTGTTTATGGAAATAACCTTAAATTTAGTAGAACAGATAGTCATATTATTGCAGAAGGAGGTGGAATGGTTTTTATAAATCCTATACGATCTAAGTATAAGGAATTAGCAAATGGAGAAATAGGGGCTAGTATAAGTCATAGATTGTTGTATAAGCAACTTTTAGAAGATAAATTACATGATAGATATCTAATATTGGAAGATGATACAGATATAAAAGATATAGAAAAGTTTTGGAAATATATATCAAATCTTCCTCCTAGTACAGAATATGACATAGCACATTTTGAAGTTTCTAGAAATTATCTAACCTATAAGGAAATACCTTTTAACAATTATTACCATACATGTATTAATAGTAGGAATTCATTTAAAATTGGAGCGTTTGGTTATATAGTAACTAAGAGAGGTGCTATGAATATATTAAAAAATTACGGGTTTACGATACTAGGAGCACCTGATGATTTTCTGAATATATTTTTTCATGATGGGGGTGTTTTTATCGAGCCAAAGGAACTTTTTATAGAGGCAAGGATGGATATCCCAAGTACTATATGGGGTGACACAGAAAATAGTAGAAAAATACCAGAAAGTAAGTGTGAAAAAACGGTTGTAAACGTGAATAGAGTTGTGATTTTTGGAAGTTCTGGTATGCTTGGAAGATATATGTATAAATTCTTTTCATCAACATATCCTATTCTAGAGGTGAATAGAAATATTTTAGATATAGGAAATACATCGATAGAAAATACCTTAAAATTTCTGAATGAGAATATAGCTAAAGATGATTTGGTGATAAATTGTGCCGGTGTGATAAATAAAAGGCCAGACTTATCAGAAAATGAGATGATAAGGGTTAATAGTGTGTTTCCGTATTTATTATCACAGGTTGTTTCTGAAAAACTTGCGTGGATGGTTCAGCCGACTACAGATTGTGTTTTTTCGGGGAATAAAGGTATTTATGATCTTTATGATGTGAAAGATGATAAGGACCCTTATGGGATTACAAAGAGTATGGGAGAGTCTGTAAATAAGAGTAGATGTTCGGTTATTAGATGTTCTATTATAGGTGAAGAATTGGTTAATACTAGATCTTTAATAGAGTGGGCAAAAGGTCAACGAGGTAATAAGGTTAGGGGCTATGTTAACCATAAATGGAATGGAATAACGTGTCTTCAATATGCGAAAGAGATAAGTAATATGATAAGAGTAGGATTTCCTAAAATTTTACAGTTGGAGAGTTTCTGGATAGATGATGGGGGAAATAAGTGTGATTATATTACAAAATATGACCTGTTAAGGTTAATAAATAGGGTGTATGAATTAAATTTGGAAATAGAGTCGTATGAGACCTCTATACCCATTGATAGAACATTAATAGGAACTCAAGTTGAGACATCGTTGAATGATCAACTTAAGGAAATGAAGTTATTTAGACTTTCTTAAATTTTTATACAATTGTGTATAAAAAATATTTTAATTAAAGATGTCATTCGTTTGCATCGACACTCTTATAAAAGTGGTTCGTTTAGAAAGTTCTTTTAATGCACTTGCACCTACATAGGTACAAGCCGATCGTAAACCGCCTAAAAAGTTTTTAACTGTTTCTTTTACAGAGCCTCGATAGGGGATAAGAACGCGCTTTCCTTCGCTTGATCGATAATCGGCGACTTCACCAAAATGTTTTTCCATAGCCCTAGTAGAGCTCATTCCATAGAATTCTTTAAACGTTTTACCATCTTCTGTGACTAACGTACCTGCATTTTCATCGTGTCCAGAAAGCATGCCCCCAAGCATGACAAAATCTGCTCCTCCGCCAAAGGCTTTACTGATGTCGCCGGGTACTACGCATCCACCATCGGAAATAATTTGTGCTTGCAATCCGTGGGCTGCATCGGCACATTCTATAACAGCGGAAAGTTGGGGGTAACCACAGCCAGTTTGGCGTCGGGTAGTACAGACGCTGCCGCCACCGATGCCAACTTTTACGATGTCGGCACCGGCGAGGATGAGTTGTTCGGTCATGTCGGAAGTGACTACGTTTCCGGCGATGATAATTTTGTCGGGAAAGGATTTCCTGACTTTAGTTACAAAGTCGACAAAGCTTTCTTGATAGCCGTTGGCGATGTCTAGGCATATCATATCGATTTTGCTGTCGTCTAGAATGGCTTGAAGGCGGGAAAAGTCATTATCGTTAGAACCGGAACTAACGGCAATGTAGGGTAATACGTTAGGATTTTCAGAGGTGAATTTAGATATTTGTTCGGGGGTGTAAAACTTGTGTAGAGCGGTGATTATTTTGTATTCAGAAAGGGCTTTGGCCATTTCGAAAGTGCCTATGGTGTCCATATTGGCGGCGATCACAGGGGTACCAGTCCATTGTTTTCCGGTGTGTCGAAAGGTGAATGTTCGTTCGAGAGAGACTTCGGAGCGACTTTTAAGAGTGGAACGTTTGGGTCGGATAAGAACGTTATGAAAGTCTAATTTAAGTTCAGTTTCGATTCTCATTTTAAGATTGTAATCAAATCTTAAAATGTTATTTAGCTGGGCATTTGGGGCAAACACAAGGAGGGCATTTGGGAGGAGGAGGGCATATAGCAGTAGGTTTGATAGCAAATTTTTCTATATAACCTACACCGCAGTTGAAATTTTCTCTTATACGAATATCGTATTTGGATCGTTCATCTGTTGTTCCTAGTACACCGATAGAGTTATCCATTTATAATATATAATAATTAAAATTTCCATTGGAGTGGAGTTTCCATAGCCCAGGCAAATTTAGTTAGTTGTGTTTTGTTGTATATTTTTTCGATGGGGACATCGCCTTTTTTACACCATGCTACTACTATTCTTGGGTCAAGATAGTTTACTTTGCTTGTACTTGTGCTTATATTAAATTGAGCTTCTTCTAATTTAGCGGTGTTTATATCTATAGATTTTTGAACGGTTTGTTTTTGTTTTGGAGTTCTGCTCTTGCTCTTTTTGTCTTTTAGTTCGGTTATTTTTTCTTTGAGTTTTTCTACGCGTGTATCGTTGCCACCCATTTTCTTGTGATTAAGGGCTTTGGCTACTTCTATGTTTACTCTGTCGTAAGCGAGTTTTTTCTCGTGTACGGGGTCTGATTCTTTTGGTATATTTTTATCTAGTTCTTTTTCTAGGATGCTAGAGGCTTTGTAGGTTCTAAATACTTTAGCGGTGAGATCTGGTAGTAAGGTTTTGAGATATTCATTTAGGGTTGTAGCGTTGACATCTGGAAAAAGTTCCGTTCCTTTTTCGCAGAGACTTTCTAGATTTTTATAGACTGTTTCAGATACTTTGAATTTCTTGTTAAATTGAATAGAGGATTTACCGATGAAATCAACGGTAATTTTGTTATCGTTTCCAAATTTAATGTTAGAGCATTTTAGGGTTGTGAGACCTAGAGTTCCTGCTTCTTTGCTTTCATCTTTTTCTGTTCCTGGGCGGATGGCGAGAACGTCTAAAAGATAGACAGCGGTAGCTAGTTGACGGGTTTGTTTATTTTTGCTCGAGAGGTCTTCTGTGTATTTTCGGCGTACTTTTTCGATGTTTTTGGCTAGATTTCTGGCTTTGTCAAATTTTTGGATGTCGCTAGCACAGACCCATTCGCTAGCTTCACGTTTTAGCCACACATAGTTCATTTCTTCTGTGATAGGGTGTCTCCAGGAAGCGATCCAGGTTACATCGTGATTTTGGATAATATCACCCCATTTACAGGGGATTCCATTTATTATACATTTAGGGATGTTTGTTTTAGAAATATTAAGAGTGATATCTTGTGGTTCGATGCGTTTTTTTATCTTGCCGCGAAGAGGGTGTGTTCCGTGACCTATATAAAGTCCGGGAGGTTGGACCATGTAGTTTCCTAAGGGAATTTTTACTTCATCGACTATGGCATAGCCATATAAGTCTCGGAGATCTTCTTTTTTCTTTTTTTCTTCATCTTTTTCTTCTTTGGATTTTTTTGTCGATTTTTTTTCTTCGGAGCGTTTAGCGATAAATTTTTGGATGGGGGTGAAATCGACGTCTTTAAAGGACTTTATGGGATGGGAAGAACCGAGAATTTTTTTCCAGTCTTTCCAAAAGTTGTCTGTAAATTTTTTGTCGTCTATGGATTTTTTCCGATGAGAGCTTTTATCGGCTAATCTGTCGTCTTGTTCCATTTTCATAGCGAAAAAAACGGCTGCTTCTTCTGCTGTGATATTAAAAGGATTTTTTGTAGATTTAGAGTCTAGAGAAAGGGGTTCTCCTTTATGTAGAATTTTTATGCGTGAAGGAAGAGGTTCATAAGGAGGTGGGAAAAGCACACCGTTATGTTTTAGTGTATCCCATTTAGAGCCTTCTTTTTTTTCCATTTTTTCCCACCATTTGTCAGAGCGGGTGGTGGCAGATAATTTTTGGATATCACAATATTTCATTTATATATTGTAGGATTTTTCTTCAATATATAAATGGGTATAAAAAAAATTTTACCTTATGTTTTAGCGATTGGAATGTGTATATTTTTAATGTGGATCATATTCAACCAGATAGAAGAATATCGTCTTCAAGATGACCCTATGTTATATACGTTAAGAGAGATTTTAATTCCTGTGCATCCAATCTTTAAGGATATCAAGCTTTACAAAGGGGATAAATCCTACACAATTAACAAGGAAAAGACATTTCTTTGCTTATATGATGAGAATGGGGATTACTATCCTATTAATATGTTAGTACATGTATTAATCCATGAAATTGCACATTCATTAAATAAGAAAGATATTGGTCATACCGAAGAATTTCATCGTATTTTTGAAGAACTTTTACAAAAGGCGACAGAACTAGGTGTGTACAATCCTAGTATTCCTCTTATACAAGGATACTGTAATCATGATTAGAAAAATTGAAATTCAAGAATAACTTTAAGTATGATTATGATTACAATGGAAATCGAAACGGACAAGTCATTTCTGAGAGTAGAAAAGTTTACAGATCGTCAATTACTTGACGACTGTATACACCAAGTAGATAATTTACTACTGAAAAATCTGCCAATTAAAGTGTTTAACAAAGTGTGTTATCAACGTAGATCAATTGGCTTTTTTTCAAACACAAGTAAGGGCTATGAATACTCTAAACAACTTTGTCCGAGTCAAAAACTTACCGCGGGTTTGGAAAAACTGTTAGAAACTGTAAATAACAAATTCGAGGCACAGTTCAATGGCATTCTTGTAAATAAATACGAAGGAGGAACAGATTATATTGGAGCACACTCAGATGACGAACGTTCGTTGGATAAGATGACAGGAGTCATTGCAATATCTGTAGGTGAAACACGTAAATTTAGAATCAGAAACAAGATGGATAAGAAAATTGTAAAAGATATACAGATGGAAGATGGAGATTTAATTCAAATGGCAGGTAATTTTCAAAAAGAATTTACACATGAAATACCGGTAGAAAAAAAGAAAAAAGGAACAAGATACTCCTTTACGTTTAGAAAACATACTGTGTAAATTTAATAATCATTCATTAATCTGTCAGCGACTTGTTTGTTGAAGGGGTGTGATTTCTTTATGAAAAGGATATCTATCTGGATTAGAAAAGATAACGTGTAGTGCAGGTCAGCGATATCGTAGGGCACGAAACCTATGCTATCCATGTATTCTATGTGAGTTTTAAAATCGGGGACTTTTTCATTGTATTGTCCAAAGAATGGCATTTCTAGTATAATAAAGTCTGTTTTATCTAATACTTTTCCAGCCCCTTGAAGAATAGGTATTTCAGCCCCTTGACAGTCTATTTTTATAAGAATTGAGTGAAAAGTATGGGATAGTTTTCCGAAGACGTTTTCTAGGGTAGTAGAAGTGCGTTTAACGGGCTTGCAATCGGAAAAATGGGTAGTCTGTTCTTTGTACATAGAGTCGCCGCTATTTTTCATTTCATACCAGTCTACTTCTCCTTCTTTTTTGTCTAAGACTACGTTAAAGACATTTTTGTGGTTTTTTAGTTCTGGATAATCGATGGGTTCAAAGAGGAAATAGTCTGAGTCTGGATAGATTTTTTTGCATTCGTCGGTCCAAAAGCCTTTGTGAGCCCCGATATCGAGAACTACATGTGGTTTATAACCATTTATCTTTAGTCTGTTTACACAATGAAACATTTATTTTGTATTTTAGGATTTTAAATACACTTATCAACGTATAGTCTGTATTTGAAGGCTTGTAATTGTACAAGAACATCTGCTAAATCATCGCGTTTTTTCGCGGTCTTAAGAGTATTTAATATCTCCATTTCTCCCCGAGAAGTTAAGATTTCTATGGCTTTTTCAACGCTCCATTTCTTTCGTTGAGGTTTTTCCATGGCTTTGTAGCGTTTTTTACCTGATTTGTAGGGTTTTCCTTCTACTTTGGGAGCGCCGAGAATTTGGGTTTTATGATAGGCGGGAAATTCTATGACTGTTTTATAACGGCCGTATTTAAAGGTGAAATAGGAGTAGCAATGTTGGCCGATTTTCATAGCCATTTTATTGAGTTTTTTCCCGAAGCTCATTTGTTCTTCGATAAGAAAGACAGAGCATTTATCCCAATATTCGGTGTATGTATCGAGGGCGTCTATCATATTGTGAAAAGTTTCTGGGTCTAGTTTAAGTTTAGGGTTGCAGTTTTCGGTGAGGTCAAGATTTTTGTAGAGGATAATTTTTCCGTTGGAGCAAAGGGAGTCTAGGATTTTTGTCATTTTGGGGGTGGGTGTGCCGTTTTCATTGTAGCGAGAGTTGGATGGTATATTTTTAATAGAAAGAAGAGTAGATTTGTGGAATTCTTCGATGCAAAAGGCGAAATTTTTTTTGCCCATATCAAAGCTAGCGATCCAGATGATATCAGTATCATTACTCATTTTATAAGTAATGATAGAATTTTAAGACTGTATTATTGTCCATACAGATGCGAGTTCTTTATCTGTAGTGTAGGTTAGCGTCATACAGGGTACATTTCCAAGATAGCCTCGATTGACGTTGTTTTGTTGGATAAATGACGTGTCTGGGATAATGTAAGCGTTGGCATCGATACTGTATATAGTAGTTGAAGACATGATAAATTTATTAGCGTAGACTTCGTCTATTATTAAAGCAGAAGGGGCACCTTTATAAGATTGGGATGAATTACCGCATATACTAGAGTTGGATAGGTCAAAAGCGGATAAGTATACTTCTTGGTTAGAATTTTTTACAGTGCCTGAAATTGTTTTATTTCGGGTGTTGTAGTTCCAAGTAAAGTTGAAATTGGGATTGGCAAGTCTTAATACAACGGCTTTTATATCTGAGAGAAGATTGTTTACAGAATTTTCAACTGATAATAGCCATTCTAATCCATCGTAAGAGTATCTTAATGTATAATTTCCGGGAGATACGCTTTGGATATCTATACGTGTATTTGGCGATCCACGCATGGGGCAGCCAGTGATATAGTTTTGGCAAGTTCCGTTAAGACAAGCGCCTTTACAGCAGTTATCTTCACAGCAGATTTCATCGGATGCGCAACTGCAGTTGACACAAGGGCCGTCAAATGTCTTTTCGTGTATTGTTTTTACAGAGAAAAAGTATAGTAAAGTGGAGCAGGCTAATACGGATAGAAAGACAAGTGACCATTTTAAGATGGTGTTATCTACTAGTTTAATTATGATTAATGGGATGATAAGTAGAGCGATAAGAATTGTTGTAATATTTGTGATATCTGTGTATTTGGAAGGTCGAATTATTTCTTTTCTTGTTCCAGAGCGTGGCATGCAAACGCCAGATGAACAGATGCAACCGCTTCCACAGTTTTGATCAAAGGCGCATTCACAGTTTATTTTAGCGGTGCAAAATTGGTTCGGTATAGTGATTTTAGATAGGCGACTTTGACAGAGAGGTTGTTTATTAGAGTAATCGCATTGTGATTTTCCGGCTAAATCATAGGTTAAAAAGCCTGTTAAACTTCCGAATAAAACGAATGTTACGAAACACAAGGAGAAACACCAAATAGCGCCTAGTTGTTTAGTGTACATAAAAGATAGAAATACGAAGAGTAATGTTATTATAATTCCTTTGATAAGAATATTTTTATTTATTTGGTCTGAATAGAGGGGGACGTATGTAGATCCGCAAATGCGTTTATAACTATTTTGGTCAAAGGCTCCGGGGTTTTGAGAAGCTTCGGATGGATTATTTCTCCAGTTAGACACTTTGTCACAGTATTCTTGACATATATTATCGTTTAGTAGAAAAGATTTTTTCATGCTTGGGGTGCAATTTTTATCGAAGCACATAGCAGCTTTATTTCCGGCAATTAATTCGCTTACGGGAGCTACACCGCTTGTATAGCAAAAACAATTTCTGTTGTCTGATGCGAATAGATATTGTGATGTCATGCTAATAGTGGCTATTGTAGTAGGTGGTGTGTAAGATGTAGGGCAGAATCTTTTTATTTTATCTATACATTCTGAAGATAGGTCATAACTACATTCTTCTTCATAAGCGGAGAGTGGATAGATTTTACAGTCATTATAAATGCCGTCGCCAATTACGGATGAGAATGTGATGCCTTTTGAGGCGAAGTACATAACTGTCATGGGGCTCCATCTCGATATTGTTGCGGATATTTGTGCTGTAGCGAAAAATAATTTGGGGTTTCCTGGTACTGGAAATTGAGCTGGAGTATTCTGTTCAGTTCTGAAATTGTCTAGATTTATAATGGTGTAAAAATCTATTTTGGATTCGGATACGACTGGTGTAGTTACTGCTACAGGATTTCTGTTTATTAAGAATTTTGCTTCTCTGTCTCTCATAAGATTTGTTAAAAGATCTGAGATATAGTCATCTTTAGTTGTGCTAGTTGTGAGTTCATTATATTTTTTTAGTTGAGAATAAGTGAGGGTTAGATATATTTTAAAAGTGTTAAAGGAATTTTCTTCTTTCTTTTCTACACGTGGAAGGTCTATTATGGTTTCTAGTGAGGATTTTATTTCTCCAGGAACTGTAGCATTTTCGTAAAGTATGGTAGCTGATTGTGTCCAAAAAGTTAGGTAGTCTTTCTTCCAATTTAGAAAATTATCACCAATTAGATATTTACAGTTAGTTCTGAAAGAATTCTCTTCTTTATTTTCAGCGTAGTAACCGGTTTCATACATCATGTTAAAAATGTCGGTGAGTGGAGTGTAGATAAGGTTTATTGTTCTGAAGATACTTGGAACTGTAGTATCTGGGTTAATTTTCCTATTGTAAGCACGAACAGCAAAATTAGCGTCATCTCGTAGTTCAATGGCACTTCCAGCTCGAATTCGATATTTATCATTTCTGCTGACAACGATAGAGTTAGCTCCTTCTGATGCATTTTCAGCTATTGTTTTAGCTTCATTAAACGTATTGTATTCGTCTCCATTATAAGGGTTATATCCTGTCCAAAAATTATTATCTGCATTTCCAAGTGGACCTATCCATATATTTCTAGGTGTGTTAGCTTTAAGGGTATTGTATATTTCTTTAATCCATTGTAAAAGTTGAGCTTGTTTAGTAGTATTATAAGTGGAAAAATCGTAGGCATAGGTACAGTTAATCCAAGCCCATACACTTTCAGAATCTGGTCTTCCATTTTTATTGTTATAGAATCCCCAATCACCGTTATCTGAGGTATTAAGTTGTTGTTCGTAAATAACTTTTTTTACGCCTTTACATTTTCCTTCTATATTTCCTATTAAACAAGACTTATCACCATCTAATTTACAGTTGTAATATTGTGGATATTTTACTACCAGAACTGAAGGTATAAACAAATCATGTGTGTACTGCAAGTCATCGTCTGACGTACAAAAATTTAGTTGGTTTTGCATCGCAAGAAATTGTTGTTTTTTATCATTTTTTAATGAAAATCCCCATGTTGAAGTAGTACCAAGTTCACTTTTTTCAGCAATAGTTGTAATATCTTTTAGTTTCAATATATCTTTGGCTGTACCAACTTTTTTAACGGTTAGACTTGCCATAAATGGGTCGTAAATGAAGTCTGTATAACTCATTTATAATATAAATTTTTAATTTATATTATTCTATCATTTAAGTTTTAGGTATATTTTCAACATGAACTGATACTTTCTTTTCTCCAGATAAAAATTGTTGGAGAAAACTAGGTTTTTTAGGTGCTTGACTATCATCTGTTTTAGGAATACACATGTATAGAAAAGTTAATAATATCAGGGCTAACATAATCCAGATACCTATATTTTTTACAAAACTATCGAAACGGTGTTGCCGATTATCTAGTTCACCAACATAGCCTTCTATATAACCAGGACCTGATAGTTCGCTAGCCCAGTTATTTATGGAGGTATTTGGACGGAAAAAATAAGTATCTTCTGGATGTTCGGAAGGAAAGCCTATTATAACCCGATTAGTTTTATCATCTACAAACTTTATAAGTTCATTATTTTTTACGTAATAATGTAGTTCTATAGTGCCGATTATATCACATAGTACAAAACGAGCGAAAAGGGCTTTGACATCGTCAGAATCGATAGCTAGGTAATTTTTCCAAGCCTCAAGGTTAAGATTAGCAACTCCTAGATAAGGGTTATTTGTTTTGGAGAAAGCAGTTGGGCTAAAGGGTCTTCCATAG